ATGTGTTTTTCCAGGAGACAAAAGGAGAATAAGACGCTTGAGAGCAGTGGACAAGTGGGGGAGAAAATACATAAATACTTTAATATTTTCGCCCAGCTCTAAGATAATAATGATTAACGTGGACAGTTATTCTTTGAGACAGGCTCCATCGTAGAATATGAATACCATATTCTATAACGATTATCTTAGAAGATTGTATCTTTTTGTTATGTAGCTTGTAAAAAGTTACAAAAGTATTATATGGGCAGAATAATAGAAGATACCCTACCCATATATGAGATATACAATTACTGAAATTGTTAGTATTGTAATAATTTACAACAAAACTTATTTAGCGGCTAGAGTTCTTAAATTAGATGATAGTTTATCTTGAGCAGACATACCACCACCGAATGCAGAAATCATACCACCAATCTTAGATAATAGGTTTTGGTTGTTTTGTCCTAAGAGACCTTGGACGGATTGTAAGATATTACCGATATCACCAGCTGGGTTTATTGCTGCTTGAGATCCTGCCGGAGCTGTTTGTGCATTACCTCCTGCAGTGTTAGTAGCAATTTGTCCAAGCAAGGAAATGATAGCTTGTAATAACTGCATGATTTGTTCTGGTGTTAGACTACCAGTAGATGGTGCTTGTGTTACATTGATATTAGCTGTATCTCCTGCAGATTGAGATGCTTGTTTTTGTGTATAGTATGAAGACACACCAGATAATACAGCATCCCAAATACCAGAGCCTTTACCAAATTTAGATTTCTTTTGCTGTTTAGCATAAGCAGCAGCTGCTTTAACTGCAGCGTTACCTTCAATCTTAATTTGTTTAGATTTACTGATGCCTTTAGCCCTACCGTACTTACCAGCACCATAATCTAGTGAGGAGTCTCTAAGAATATCTGCTTGAGATCTTGTAGCACTACCTGTAGCAACAGCACCTTGTCCATCACCACCGGTAGCGATATAACCATTAATATTCTCAGCACCGAAGTCATTAGCTATATCACCTTTAACGATAAGATTTTTACTGGAAGAGTTACCCCAATATCCACCTTTACCGTCAGCGATAACTACATGGTCAGCTTCAGCATCGCTAGTCAAAGTATTTATTAATGCTACGTCACCTTCATTACCACCAGCAGACGCAGGTTTAAATGAGTAAGGCTTGTTTTGTTTAGCCTCTTCTTCTGCAGTCGGAACGTACATATTGATTTGTTTTACACCAGCTTGCTCTAGGTATTTATTAACGAATGTACTACAACCGTTATTACCATACCCTTGGCTATTAACCATAGAGTCAGCCCAGTTAGAAGCTGCTTTAGTGTTACCACCACCAACAACTCCGCCGAATGCACCACCTCCACCGCCACTAGGAGAACCGAAGAATGCATTGTAAGCTTGAGTAATCTTATCACCAGCATCACCAAAGATAGCTTTCATTAATAGATTACTTTGTCCACCAGTGGCACCTGCTCCACCAGCAGCTCCGCCGATAACACCACTAGAGGAAAGGTTACCATTAGAACCAGCTATTGCACCATCGTTAGCATAAGCTTCTTCAGCCCAGTCTAGACGACTTTGTATTGCTTCTTTACTATCAGAAGATATTTCATATTCTTTATGGAATAAGTATGCTGCATCGGATGCACTAGCACAATCATTCAAGCTAGTAGTAATACCCATTTTATTACATTCTTGAGCAATGTAAGAGCACTGTACGCCTGGGTCAGATGAGGATTTACCATTAGATTTAGCGAAATCAGCCAATCCTTGTTGGCGACCAGCATCTGTCCATTGGCATAACCCATAACCTGTAGCACCATCTACAGTGATTTCTGGAGCATGGCTACCACCCTCAACAATATCAGGATATAATTTAGATTCTTGCATCATGTTACCAAGGATACCACAAGCAGCAACCTTATTAAATCCTAATTGTGTAAGCATTTGAAGAATTTGTGGACCAGCGCCACCATCACCTCTACCGAACTTACCATGGCCCCAATGAGGAATGAATGTTCTGCTTCTACCGTATTTACCACGACCTAGACGACGAAGAGTATTCTTAGAACGTCCACGTTTACTAATACCAATAGCTGTATCAGTATTATTTAATACACTACCAATAGGGTATCTGTAATTATCACCAGGTTCTTCAGGGTCTTGGATAGTTACAGTTTTAGAACTAGCATCATAACCTGTAGCTGTTACATAGTGAGGGTTAGGACCAAATGGATGATCTGAAGATAATTTACCATTACGGCTTTTACCAGACAATACTACAGAACCACCACTCATTAAGCTATCAGCTACATTGGATTTAGACAAGTTATCTGCATCCATACCTTGGGATTTAGCATATGATTTAAAGAACCCTGGTTTAGTACCATCATTAGTTTCTTTATAACCATTCTTAGCAGCATAGTTTACTGCAGATACAGGGTCAGCACCACCCATACCGTGTTTTGCTGCTATAATAGCATTTACACCAGCTATTGGACCACAACCAGAATCTCCAATTGTTTGTCCAGTAGACTCAGTAGAGTTTTGATATGGTAAGTTAGCAAACATTGGATCGTTTTGTTTAAAGAAAGTACCACGACCATATTTGCTTTGACCAGTTTTAGATGCTTGGTTACCACCTACACGGTCTGCTATACCTTGGCCAATAGACATTAGACCATTCTTAGCCCAAGTCAAGTTATTAGATATACCATTTTTTACATAGGTATACTCATTAGAAACTTTATCAGCTATAGTACTAGCACCAGTTTTCAAGAACGTCCAAGCATCGCCAGCAGCTTGAGTTACTTTACCAGGAATAGCACCAATATCAATACCTTTGGATTTAAGCCATTGGTTTGCACCTTGTACCATATCTCCTAAGAATCCTGTAACTTTACCGACAGTGTCTTTTACTGTAGTACCGACAGCTTTCATACCGTTAACTATTAATTCACCAGCTTTACCAAACATGGTTAAGATTGGTTGAGCTTTAGCCGATAACCATTCGACGCCAGTCATAGCTTTACCACCAATGTATAATAGCTCATTACCTATAGCGTTAGTTGCTGAAGATGCTACATCTTTAGCTTTATTCCATACATATTGAGCTTCATTGGATGCTTTACCAGCAAGATTAGCAGCTACACTTTTAACTGTTTCTTTAGCACTATCGATTTTATCGCTAACCCAGTCTTTGACATCTTTAGCAGTCTCTTTAGCTTTATCCCATAATCCTTTAGCAAAGATATCATTGTATTCTTTAGCTGTAGAGATTTTAGATGGAGCACCTTTAGGGTGAGTATCAGGATTATCATTGTATTCTTGAATACGACGTTTAATATCTTCACGGAATGGTGTCATATCATAGAATATACCAGCCAATACGTTAAAGATATCTTGTTCGTCAATCAAGTTAAGACAAATATTACTGATAGTACGAGAAGCACCAGCTATAACTTTAACGCCAGTATCCACATTAGCATCATATGCAATATCAGCAATATTATACCAATCCCATACACCACCAACTATACCAGAGATAACGTCATAAGCTACCCATACAGCACCGACACCTGCACCGACAGCTAATGCTTTAGACGCTAACTTAGCAATACCAGCGGCAGCACGTTTAATCAAAGTACCAGCTACACGTTTACCGGCTTCACCTGCCATCTTAGCTATACGACCAGCAACTTCTTTATTAGGCATAACACTACCAATCTTATTAAGCATGGAAGTTACACCGTTAGAAACCCAGCTGAATATCTTACCAGCAATACCTTTAGTGGATTCGGCAGTTTTACTCATCTTATTTGCAATTTGAGTTAATTTGGATTCATTCTTAACAGCAGCTTTACCTGCATCAGTAACAGCTCCACCACCAGCTTCAGCTGCAGTAGAACCACCGCCTGTAGCTTTATCCCATACAGCACCAACAGCTTTATCGGTAAGATACCATTGTCCAGCATCCATTGCTATATCAGTTACACCATAACCGCCTTTATCGTCAGAATCGACGTTTTGAGTGGCTTGCTGTACTTCCTCACTGGAAGCATCGTAATTTGCTCCTACAGGAATATCACCGTTCCCAGTTACATCGTAACCGGCCATATTAGGATCCATAGTTTCTGGTTCAGCAGCACTTGCTGTCATAGAATCAAGAGCATAATCTAAACCAACAGTAGCAGCAATAGATGCAGCAAGTTTAGTTTTAGGTCCACCAAATTTACTAAAGAATCCACCTAGTTTACCTTTAAGACCACCAGGTTTCTTTCCTGGAACTTTCTTATCAGGTTTACCATAACCACCACCAGGAGATATATCACCACTAAGGCCCATATTCTTAGCCATTTGAGAATAGTTAGGTCCACCTTTACCGCCAGTAGCAGCCATAAGTTCCATAGCAGCCGCTGCACGATTCATAGCATTAGCAGCAATAGCCATCTCAGTTTCAGTCTTCTTAGAAGAACCTCTAAACCAAGTGAATAGCCCTTTACCCATAGAGAATATAGTCTTGCCTACATTAACTAGAGGCCATACCGCTTTAGCCATAAGACCACCAACAGCAACTGTACCTATTAATTTAGATACTACACCGACTTTAGGGTCAGTGATAAAATCAGCCATACTATGGAATAAGTTCTTAGTGATTTGAGGAATGACTTCAGTGACTACAGAAGATACAGAATCAGCAATAGGCTTAGCATTTTGTTTTACTGCTTCGATAATTGCAGGCATAGCTTTAATTAATTGAGGAGCAAATAAACCAACAATACCAGCACCAGCAATACCTTTACCTAGGTTCATTAATAAACCACCCATAGATCCACCAAGACCTATAAGACCAGCTAATGCGCCTTTAAGTTTACCAAAGATACCACCTTTGTCTTTATCTTTCTTCTTATCGTCATCTTTACCATTCTTCTTATCGATGCTTTCTTCTAGTTTTTCAAAACGTTCATCTTCACGTTTCTCTTTAGCTTCTGCTTCTTTCTTAATATCACTATTAGATTCGGTATCAGCTAATTTAAAACCACCATCTGTAGTTTTAACTACTTCACGTCCTTGAGCATCATAATATTTATCACCAGATTTAGTATACCCTGTAGGTAATGATGCATCAGCAGAAGCAGCATCTTCTGGAGTTGCTGTACCATTCTTATTTATATTGTATTCCCTCATGATATCATCATTGATAGGTTTACCAGAATAAATAAGACTAGCGATATTTGCTAATTGTAGATTCATCTTATCCAAGTATTGGACAGATGTATCCATAGCTGTAACTATCTTTTCATTTACAACTTCAGTTTTAGAACCCAGTGTTTCATCTACATCACGTTCACTAAGTTCATTATTGACTGTAGATAATATATCATTAGTTGTACTTCGAGAATTTAAAGCACCTTCTTCAAGGCCAAGAGACTTTTCAGTTTCTGCTTGAATCTTAGCACGTTCTTCTGCAGAAATCTTTTGCATATCAGTCATTGCAGCGACTTCATCATAAGTTTTTCTTGCTTCTCTTAATAAGAACTCTTCAGTTTCTGATGGTAAGTGATGATCTAAGATAATTTTCTTAATCTTAATCCATGGTTCTCCTTTATCCAAAGCTACAGCGATTTCATCTGCACCTTTCTTAGTCCAACCATTCTCTAGGTCACGTTTATTACCATAGAATCTTTCTCTAGCAGCTTTAATAGTATCGACTTTATGGTCATGAATTTGATCACCATCAAGCATAGCATATAAGGAGTTACGATAAGTATTTAACTGACCAGCATCCATACCAACTAACTTAGTATCCATAGTTTGGTATTTATATCCGTCTAATCCACGTTGTTGCCCACGTTCTAGACGTTCTCTAGCAGACATACCTAAAGCCGCACCAAGACCTTGCATTTGTTGACGGTCAATTAGTAAGTCACCAGCTTCACCTAGTTTACCAAATCCAGCAGCTACTTTACCTTTAAGCCAGTTACCACCAGCTTTAATTGGTTTGAATATAGAACCTATCCAGCTACCAATTTTAGATTTTAATGGTTTTAAGAAGCTTTCTTCTAATTTATGCATGAATGGAATACCAACTGTCTTTTCGATAGCTTTTCTCCAAGCAGTTCCAATTACATCCATGATATTAGTTTTACGCCAAGCCATTTTAATCTCACCAGCTAAACCTTTGAAGAGCGTAGCTGTTGGTTTAACGATAGATTTACCTATCCAGCCTTCCTTGGTATCGGTAATGGATTTAGCAAATAGTTTAATTGGTGCAGTAAGAGCAGTTTCTAGTTTACCAACTACACCACCACGGCGTTTACCATCAAATCCACGTTTACCTAACATGAAATTTTGGAATTTGTCAGATGTAAGTAATAAACTACCACCAGCACCAAATGCAATATTAGTTAAGAAACCACCTGTAGGGTCTAAAACTAACCCAGCTAATGCACCAGGAAGCATAGTCTTATAAGATTTCTTTAAGAATGCTTGTTGTTTCTTAGATAAGATACCGTTATTAGCACGACCAATAATATGACCATCTTTATCTTTTAACTGTGTACCGAATAATTTATCAGAAATAGATTGGTTATTCTTAGCAAAGCCTATAGCAGCACCAAGCATAACACCACCAACAGGACCAAAACCAGTTAATAAACCAGCTACAGAACCTACGGTACCCCATGCACCCATATCAGGAAGATATTTCTTCATTAAGGCTTGTGTCTTACGAGAGAATACACCACCTTGACGAGTACCATCTTTACCTATTTGGCCAAATAACCAGCCTTTAATGGTTTCGGATTCTTTTAGGATATTACCAGCAGCACCAGCTAAACCACCAATAATAGTACCGACACCTGGAGCGAATAAAGTACCAATTAAAGCACCTGCACCACCACCAGCTAGACCTTTACCTGCAAGCTTAGCAGGATCCATAAATAATTGCTTATCTTTTTCAGACCAGTTTTTAAATGCATCAGAGCCTAGGGTTTCTTTGATCATATCACCAATACGACCAAACCCATCTCTCCACATAGTATCAAAACGTCTACGTGCAAATTTACCAAACTTACCAAATGAGGCTGTACCGTCAGCATGAGATAAAATCTCTTGGCCATCAGCACCAATAAATTTACGTTTTAATTTATCTTCTTCATAACGATCTTTGCTACGACTAGCTTTATCTCTATCAGGATTAAATGGATTTTGATCAGCTGGGATAATAGCTTCACCAGGAGAAACCGTAGTTAAAGAGTATGCTGGTACATTTAAAGTACCATTATAGTTTTGCTCTGTTTGTTTAGCAGCTTCTTCTTTAGCCTTATCTTCTTCACGTTCTTTTTCTTTAAATAACCGCTTAGCTTTTTTGATACGGCGGTTAATTTGGTCACTCTCACCTTTGGTTCTAGCGTTTTCAGCAGCAGTTTCTAACTTATTTAAGAAAGCTTCACGTGATTCTTTACTAAGAGATGCCATTTCCATCTCTTTGTCTTCACCAAAGATATCTTTCTTTACTGATGAAAATTGTTCTTTTACTGAGCCAAAGAAACCATCTTTAGAATCTTGATATGAGCTTTTAAATGACTCTTTATCTTCGTCACTAACAAATCCACCAAAGAATTCTTTAGTATGATTCCATGCTTTCTTAGCTTTAGACTTAAATGGTTCAAGAATCTTTTTCTTTAAAGTATCTACAACCGTATTAAAAGTCTTATCTATCTGATAAGCCATTCGATTAAAGAAACCTTCTATAGGTCTACCTTCTTTATCCTTAAGACCAGTGTCTTGTTTAAAGAAGAATTTATAGATATGCTTATCAACCATACCTATTGCACCAGCTACAACACTACGTGGAGATTTATAAAGAGCTTTTAATACACCTTTAAATTTCTCTGCAGCTGTTGCAGATTCATCACCAAAGATTTCTTCCAATACATTTTCTTTATCAGGCTTTAACTCATCATCATCGCTGTATCCAACATCATCTGCTGTTTCAGCCCAAACATTTTCATCACCAAGTATGGGACCTTCTCCGTCCTCAGAAGATGATTTACTTTTAGAATCTGTTTTTGTATGGGACTTATTAGTATTAGAACCACGTTTATATTTAGCTTTAGATGATTTTGATTTACGTTTACCACCACCAATACCGCCATTAGTACGTATTTCTTTTAACTCTTCCCATATATTTTTTAGATAGTAAATAGCACCATTACCATCTTCATCAGTCAATAAGCTTACACCACCAGTTAGTTTACCACCTTTGCCTTGTTTACCAGCAAAGTTTTGTGATCCATCAAATAGTTTAAGCATTGTATCGTGAGGAGTATTTTCAATCGTTGACATCATTCTATTAAAACTAGATATAGCGTCATATACTTCTTTTGTAGCAGTAGACATATCGGCATTATCCCATGCCTTATTTGCTACATCTTTATATTTACCACTATATCCAGAAATAGTTTGATTCTTATAGAAATAATCAGCTAGTTCTTGTAAGAACTCTTTCTTATTACCTATAGCATCAATATCTTTAGTTATACCACCATTAATAGCACCTTTTTCCATTTGTGCTTTAAACTCAGCAACAGCAGATTTCTTGGTGTATTCTTCCATTTCTTCTTTACGCTGTTTGATTTTATCCATGGTGGTCCATTTACCAGAATTATAGTCATATACTGGTGCAGAATTACCTGTAAGAGCTGCTTCGATTCTAGCTAAATGTCCAGGGATTACATCAATAATAGCTTTCTTAGTTATACCATCAAATGGAACAGGCCCTTTCTCGAACTTATCAGTTTTAAGTTTAGTGACCATCTCTTGTTTAGCACCAAAAATACGACCAATAAGTCCAGCAACACCATCACGTTCTTGTCCTGCTCTATGAAGCTCTGCAAGCATATGTGCGAATGTACCAGATAAGGTCTTATCCAGTTTCTTCATTTGAGCACGAACGTTCTTCCCAATGATACCTTGACCAATAGCAATAGGAATGAAAGATAATGGATTAGCCAGCATCATTTTTAAATGATCTGGTTCCATACTAGCAAGAAGACCTATAGGAGAAGCATCCAATTCATCTTGTGCATTCTTCTTGATATGAGAGAAATAGCTAGCTAAATCAACTCCACCATTAGAACCCATAATATTAGTGATATCGAATTTTTCCTTACCACGTTTTTCTGCTTCTTCTTTAGACTTTTGTCTAGCTTGGAAATCATGACGTTGCATATCTAGCATTTCTTTTAAGATAGCATTGTTTTCACGATTCAATTTAGTAGACTCTTCGAAGTATTTACGAGAGTTCTCTAAATGCGCTTGTAAGTTATTTTGGTTAAACGACATAATATTGCTTAGAGTACCATGCATACCTAAGATATTATTATTTAACCCAGAGAATAGTTTCTCTTGTTGAGCAAACATCAGTGCTGTACTTTGACGTACAGCACCAGCTACATGCTCAGCACTTTTTACAGTAGCACCAGCAATAGCATTTGTGCTAGCAGCAGTACTAGCTTCTATAGTTTGTATAGTGGCTTCTGTATCATGATCAAGACTAGGAGTATTATCAGATTCCATAGAGAAATCATCATCGAAATCCATATCGAAATCATCCATACCCATTGACTTCATCATTAAGTCATCGCCACGTTGCTCATTATAGAAATTACCAGTTTTTAAATCCTCTAAAGCAGACTTAAAAGCAAAGTCCCCTGCCTGGTAAAGACCTGTATTAGAGATCATTTGACCAGCACGTTTAACTGTACTTTTATAATCTTTTATACCATGGTATACTTGTTTCATAGTATCAGCATTAGTAGACAAAAACTCTGTAGCCGAAGGCATCTCAGCTTTAATAGTATCTTCTACTGTAGCAAATACTAAAGACTTACCAAGGTTCTTTAGATAATTAGTAATTTTAACTTTTGCCAAGTGTAATTCCTCCTTTCTTGGATTAATGGTGTGTTCTTGACATACGGCAAATACCCCATATAGGACAGTGCCTATATGGGGATATTTGTGTTTGGAGTCAGTTAAGTTAGAAAATTGGAGTTAAATGTAATAACTATAAGAGGAATCCTACCTAGATAGTAAGGTTGGCTAGAGGTATGAAAGCACCTTACTAACTAGGAAGAAATTCAATGTGAGTATAATTATAATTGCTCGTATTCTTGGCGATGGCATTATACTTCTACTCACTATTTTGTTATAGCTGTATTATTTTTTAACCCAAGCTGGACAAGGGTTTTGAACTTTGATACTTTCATAGCCAGGTACTTTAACTTCGGTTTTAACGTAGATAGCTTTACCATCTTTATCAATACCCTCTTGTTTAGGGAAAGAACGAGTAGAAGCTTGTACATCTTTGAAAGATAAAGTGATATTGGATTTTTCACGACCACCTAGTTTGAAAGTACGGCCAGTATTACGCATATATTCAAATGGGAATGTTTTAACGATGTTTAACATACGTTCAGCATCAGCTTTCTTAGCTTCATAACCAGCCGCTAATACTGTAGCTTCTTCTTTAGAGATTTTAGTTGTAGAAGAGATAGCATTAGCTAGGATATTACGGTAATCATCAGCGATGCATACTTCACCAACTTTACCAGTGGAATCATATACACCAACTTTGAAATTGGTGTCATTAAGCATAGCAGCCATTACACGTGCTTCATCTTTATTAGAAGCAGAAGCGTGTTTCAATTCAGCTTTGATTTGTCCCATTAATTCTTTTACAGTACTCATGTTTTGTTTCCTCCATAAAGAAAATTAGTTTTATATTATAAGTCTTATAGACGTATAAACATTGATCTTACTTTTCGTTTCCCTTTAGATTTGAGAAACTCATTTAACTCAATAGGTGTGCTTTGATTTAAGAAATCAATAAAGCTCATATTTCCATTTTCTAACATATCTTTTTTGCTCTTATCAGTCATAACTGTACCTCACTTAGGCTATATAAGATTAATAACTTGTTTATCTAGTAATAATTTATTAAAAGCAGAAAGAACCCCTATAGGACTCATAATCCTATAGGGGATCTTTATTTTTTGAGATCAAGTATACTACAAGGTTGAGTATTATAACCCTGCACATTTTTATTGTGGTGACTAGCTGTAAATATTGTATTACGGGTTAGTATATTTTGAAATTGAAGAACCCACCACAATAATAAAAGAAAATGAGTAACGTTGTATAAGATACCTATAATTGTTTAATACTAACTATTTATCCCCTTACTTGACTTGGAATATGATTTATATTAATAGCTAATGAGATCACAAGAAAGTTATATAATATTTTAAGTTTGGTTATGTCATAACATTTTTCAATTCGGATTTCTATTGGGAAATAGATAAATAAAAATGATCTTATTATACTTTATAATATAAACTTCCATTCTAAGCTTAACTTTACTCCATGGATTTTGTATAGTATTAAATAATATAACCAGCTTATATTATTTACTCTATATAAGTGTTAGATTATTTTGGAGTAAGCTATATAGTATAGCCTTAACAAGCTATTAAACGAATAATATACTCAGAATTAACAAAATTGGAGGTTAATAGAATGGCTATCTTAGTAGACCGTATACAACCTTTACGATTGATAAACTCTAAGTTTTATACCCCTATCAATAAGAAGAATAAACGTTTTGGTAGTTGTATATTTCTTATGGCTAAATCATTTGATGGTGTAAAAGATATAATGGATTCACCATTAGTAGAGAACTTAGCTATGTTTAGTTCATACTATGTGGAACCAAACTATAGCTATTACGTTACACCATTAAGACAAGTACAAAGTGAATCTGGTGAACTATTAGATTATCAACCAGACTTAGACCTTGTGCTTGAGGGTGACCATATAGTTACAGAAGACTATATCCAAACTTGTGATCATTTAATCTTGTTTGGTGAATCTGTCGAAGGTCCTATGACTAATAAACGTCTATCTAAAATGCTATATAGAGAGCGTTTTAGAAATAGAAAAGAAATCATGGCATACTACGATACTATTAGAGAGAAGTTCCCTAATATCGTATTTACCAAACTATCTATAGATAAGTATATGAATAGAAACTTATTCTATGACTTGACTTATTATACAGATGCATTCTTTACTAATAAGTATAATAAGAAGTTCCCTAAAGACTATGGGACTGATATCTTATTTACATTAATGGCTAGATTCGTTAATGATAAACGTCTTGGTTCTTATACAAAGAAAACTGTTATAGTCCCAGTACATGATTGGGCTAAAGACGCTGACCTATCTAGTTTATTTAGTATCACTAAAGATATCAATATCTTCTCCATTATAACTAGATTATATACCACTAGCTCTTATGAACTAGAATACTTCAAAGGGGTTGATTTTATCTTCCTAGGTAAAACAGGATGGTTCAAAGTTAACTTTGATGATTTCGATAACTACGCTATCTCTAAGTTTAAACAAAATATCCGTAAACTTATTATGAGAGAACCAGTAGAAGACACTGAACGTGAAAACAAAGAAGAAATCAAAATCAAAGTTGCTGATGCTATTGAAAAGCAATCTGGTATTCAAATCAATAACGTAGATGGTTCTAAATCTAATATAGTTAAAGACGTTAGAAAAGCTGATGTACTTGATATGGATAAACCTAAAGAACCAGAAACTAAACCTTTGGACCCTCAGTCTTCTAAAGAAGAAGAGAAAGCCCAAGAAGATGTATCTAATCAGCTTAATGATATAGTAAATGCCTCTTCAGATGAAGCAGAAGCTATTAAGAAAGCTGAAGAGGAAGTTAATCTTAAAGTGGCTTTACTTAAAGCACAAGAGACTAGACATACGACTATAGATATTTCACAAGCTAGACGTAAACGTATGAGCCTATTGAATGATAAGTTCTTAAAATCTAGTCTAAATAATAAACCTATCTCTCAATTACTTGAAGAAGAAGCTGACCAACCATTAAGATCTACTGACATTCCAGAAGTACAGACTATCGATGAGCAATGGGATGGTTTAAAGAAAATCAACTTTGATAAACAATATGATTTAGATGCTGATATAGTTAGAGCTATACATGCATTCACAGAAAATAAGACAATCCCTATGTCTATTATTAAAATAGATAAAGATGATACATCTACATCTGAAGATTCAGTATGGACATATAGAGTTCAGCTTGAAGATGCTAATGGTACTAGACATAATCTTACATTCGATGTACCTAAGTTGATTGATAATCGTTTTATGCGATTACGTGGTAATGATAAGACCATATCTGGTCAGTTAATCAATCTTCCTATTATTAAGACAGGCCCGACTACATCACAGTTGGTTACTAACTATAATAAGATTATGATTAATAAGTATGGTCAACAAGGCAAGTCTACAAATACTACTGCTGCTATTATTAGATCTTTATATAAGATCTTGGAAAATAAGTACAAGGGTTGTACCACTATTAAGAAAATAGCTATAGGTTCTAACTTAAAGATTACTGCTAAATACATTCTTCCTATGGAATACATTGATATTTCATCACAGTTCTCTTATATTGAGTTTAAAGATGGTACTAAGATCTTATTCAACCAAGATGAATTACGTAATACACCAGAGTTTAAAGACCCAGGTGAGGGTATACTTGCTTATGGTATCAATACTAAAGATAAGACTGTATTAGCTGCTGAAGATGATGATGTAGTTAGAATGATTAATGGTAAGCTTATGACTGATGCGGCTTATCAAGAACAGTTCAAGAAGTATTATAAGCAAGGTAAAACAGTAGCACATGCTAGAGCATCTATTAACCAAATGAATATCCCAGTTATCTGTGTAATGGCATATTCTGTAGGGTTATCTGAAGCATTAAATAGAGCTAAAGTACAATGGAATGTCTATGAAAAGAGACCTACGGCTACAAAGAACTATATTAAGTTTAAAGATGGTTTCTTAGAGTATGATGATTCCCCAGAGACTTCATTATTAGTATCTGGTTTATTTGAAATCAATACAGAAGACTATACTATAGCTGAGACTAATGGTGTAGCTATGTGGCTAGACGTATTAGACCAATACGGTGGTAGAATTAAAGCTAATGGTTTAGATGCATTCTATAACTTAATGATGGACCCTATCACTGTTGAAGTATGTAAGAAGTATAATCTCCCAACTGACTATATTACAGCATTAGGTTATGCTAGTAGCTTATTAGCAGATAATCAGTACAATAAGCATACTGATATTACTGGTAACCGTTTCCGTACTAATGAACGTTTAGCTCATTTTGTTTATAAGTCTTTGGCTACAGCATATCAATTATTCTTAGCTGAATATAAGAATGGTAGAACTGATAGCAAGATGTTTATGAAACGTTCTGCTGTTATAGACTTGACTTTAGCAGACTCTACAGCATCTGACTTAAGTATCTTAACACCATTACTTGAAATGGAAACCGCTAATACAGTTACATTCAAAGGATTATCTGGTTTGAACTCTGATAGATCTTATAATCTAGAGAAACGTACATATGATAAATCTATGGTTAATAAATTAGCCATGTCTACAGGCTTTGCTGGTAACGTTGGTATTAATAGACAGACTACGATTAATATGGCTATTAATGATACACGTGGTTATATCTATAATAATAAAAACGAAGAAGGTAAGATGAATGACGTTAATACGTTATCTATTACAGAAGCATTGACACCATTTGGTTCTACACATGATGATCCATTCCGTACTGCTATGACATTCATCCAAACTTCTAAGCATGGTATGAGAACTAGACGTAGTGACCCATTATTGGTAACTAATGGTGCAGACCAAGCATTACCATATATGACATCTGATACATTTGCTTTTAAAGCTAAATACAAAGGTGTAATTACAGAGTTGACTGATGACTATATGATTATTAGATATCCAGAACAGGATATGGTTGAACACGTTGACTTACGTAATCGTATAGAAAAGAACTCTGATGGTGGTTTCTTCGTTAATCTTAAATTAGATACCGATCTTAAAGTTGGCTCTAAAGTTAAACCTGGTGATATTGTAGCATATGATAAATCCAGTTATTCTGATAACGTTGGTACTGGTAATCTATCATACAATATCGGTACATTAGCAAAGATAGCCATTATGAATACTGATGAAGGTTTTGAAGATAGCGCTATCATATCTGATAAATTATCTGGTGATATGTCTTCTGATGTAGTATTACAAATAGACGTAAGACTTAATAAAGAAGATATAGTAGACTTCATTGCTAAAGTAGGTACACCTGTACAAGAGGGTGACACTTTATTTACCTATCAAATAGCTTCAGAAGATGAAACATCTAATGATATCCTAGCTAAACTTAAGTTAGATGGTGATGAAGCTGGAGACTTAGGTAAAATTAAAGTTAAATCTAAAGTAACTGGTGTATTACAAGGTATCAAGATTTATCGTACTAATGAATTAGAAGAGTTATCTCCTACATTACGTAAGACTGTAGAAGACTATGAATCTGGTATCAATAAAACTAAGAAACGTCTTGAAAAATTGAATATATCTACAAAAGAATATGATTCTACTGGTAAATTACCTGCAACTGGTAAACTTAAACATGCTGAAGATAAAGTTCTTATTGAATTCTATGTGAAGTATGATGATACTATGGGTGTAGGTGATAAACTAGTATACTACTCTGCATTAAAAGGTGTAGTAAAGTCTATCTTCCCTAAGGGTAAAGAACCTGTAAGTGAATATCGTAGAGATGAAAAAGTACATACGCTACTAGCAACACATTCTATTAATGGTCGTATGGTAGGCTCTGTACTTATTATGGCTGCTATGAATAAAGTTCTTATTGAGCTTAGTAGACATGTAAAAGATATTATGGGTATTCCTTGGGATCCAGAATTGTAGTATTATAGTCCCACTAGGTCTGTAAATTGACCTAGTGGAACATCTTATTAAATTTTTATTTTTCTTTTCTAAGGAGGTAAATAATATGCCTGACATTGAAAATAAGACAACCTCAGAAAACAAGGTTGAATATAAAGTTTATGTCAATACAAGTAAGAAACCTTTATATGTGCGTGAAACACCTGATGACCGTGGTCTTATGCGTGCATTTGTACGTCCAGGTGAAGTAGTACATATTTATGGCTTTGCTCCTGGTATTATTTATGCAGTACCACCAGAAATCTCTAAAGAACGTGAGAATGTATGGGGTAGAGTTAGTGAACCTGGTAGGCCAGAACGTTGGGTACGTATCTCTTCTACATATGGTACATTTGACTATTTAGAAGAGGATACTTCTAATATTGCACAATTCCCACCAGTAGACTCTCGTACTTTGAAATACAATGATATCGTTGGTATTAAACCAGGTTCTGTAAATGCATATGGTCAAAAGATTGCTAAAGAACTTTGCTTACCAAACTGCTATCATGTAGTTTATATGCTAGATTCTTCTCGTCGTTTGACTTTGCTAGGTCATCGTGTTAAAAACGGTATTAACCAATGGATTCCAACTAAAACATTGGTTATGGTTAAACAATATGACCCATATGCTCGTTACAATAATGAAAATGCTGATGGCATGTATGCTAAAGCACGTGCTAAAGCCGAAGAGGATCCATTCCGGGGAAAATAAACGGGGAAGCTGCACTGCCCCATGGTATTTACTTCAAAGTGGCATCCACTGCTACAGATATGGCAGATAGAGCATTAAATAATTTACGTAATGAAGGTTTAGATGGTATCGGTGGAGATGCTGATAAACTTAAAAAAACAATGTCAACTGTACTCAATTCTAGTAGTACAGAAAAACTTGCATTAGGTAAGCCTTTTAACCAAACAGATTTGGCTAACTATCAAATGTTTACCGAGGCTGCTGAACGTCTTGGTACTGATAAGATGTCTGATGGTGAAATACAGTACTATCGTATGGCTAAAGAGATATCCAATTATAGTAATATGAGTCCTCAAGAGCAAGCTACTATTCGTCAAAGAGCTGCCGAAGTATCAGCAGATTACTGGGGTACTGGTAGTGCTGAAAATCAAAAGATGATTAAAGGTAACATTGTAACCGAATTGGGTGTTGCTGGTACAGCTGTAGATTATAGTAATGGTAGTGCTACTAAAGGTGCTAATAAAAGCCCAGTTAAAGCTGTAGCCGGTCAAGGTAATGCTGGTATGACATTAGAGCAGGGTTATAAAGCTGGTAGAGATGCTATTATAAAGAACTCTGGTAAAGATGTAGCTGCTGGTCAAAAACGTGAATATGAAGATTCATTAGCATCTACTGCTGATATGGCGGCTGCATCAAACTTTAATGCTTATAATATCAATATCAATGAATTTGAAACGTCTCAGTTATATCGTGTATTTGGTATGCCTTACCAATGGATGGATATAGCAGATAGACGTATTCCTGGTACTGATATAGGTAGAACTTTTGGTGCAAAAATAGCATCTAAGATACCATTATTGATTATGACACCAGGTCTACCAGAATTCTTAGCAGGATATTCTAGTAAAGAAAAGAATGCTTTGATTCAGAAACTATCTGGTGGTGCTGATGGTATATCATTACAGTCATTAGCTGATGGTATAGTTGGTAAGGGTAAAGAAACCAAGTATTACCAATTACGTTTTGCTAAGAAAGAGTATTTTACTTATGTAAATGCTATGACTAATGCATTAGCAGCTTACTTAGGTATATCTGATGAAGATTCACCTTATGGTGGTAAGATTGGTAATTTTGATTGGTCTACTTTAACATCCACATCTTCATTGTCTAAACAGTTATCTTATTATGGTGCTGTAGCATTCTATCTAAATTCAGAAACATCTATTTCTGAATCTTTTAGTAATGATACAACTCAATCACAATTAGCATCTAAAGTTAATGAGATGTCTGGTATGGTTAGAGAGCTACAATTCATTACTGGTTTAACTAATATCTCATTCTATGATAATGCTAATACTAGTAGCGGTAATGTAATCAATAATACTGCATCAGATAGTAAGAATGCTGGTGATAGCATGTTTGGTAGCTTTGGTACTTTCATTGATAACTTAAAGACTGGTGCTAAAACTGTATTTGCTGGTGGTAAGCTAGTATTCCCAGAAATATGGTCAGACTCTAGTCATAGTGTAAGTTATACAGTTAATCTTAAATTGACTACACCTGATTTTGATAAATATAGCTGGTTCCTAAATATAGGTGCACCACTTATTCACCTAATATGTATGGCTGCTCCAAGACAAATGGGTGCTAATGGTTATGCATCCCCATTCTTAGTCAGAGCATTCTATAAGGGGTTCTTTAGTATAGACAGTGGTATGATTGGTTCACTATCTATCACTAAGGGTACTGATGGTGGATGGACTATTGATGGTTTACCAACTGTAGTCGAAGTATCTATGGATATCAAAGATTTATATCATAGCATGAACATCATTGCCCCTGATGTAATAGGTGATTTATCTGGTAATCTATCTATGGAAAGTTCATTAAAGAATGTAAATGCTTTAACTTACCTAGCTAATATGGCTGGTGTAAATATTAACCAAACAGATATTGGTCGTGCATTTAGATTATCATACTGGTCTATCAAAGGACAAGCTACACAATTATTATCTAATGGTCCAATGCAAGCATTAACTCAAACTGTAATGAATAGAATAATGCATATGTATAATTAGTTTAATATAAGAACAAAAACATCCCGATAAGACCATAAGTGTCTTATCGGGGTTTTATTCACAGAAAGGAGGACACTTATAGTATGAAACGTAAAACAAGACATGAGAAGCTCTTACAATATGAAGAGAAATATGGAGAAATACCTAGTGATCATTATGATAGACTACAATATATCTCTAATGAGTTAGGTATTAATAATAAACAACAAGCTGAGATTATGGAAGCATACCATAATGCTATAGATAGTACACAATATAGTCATATTAGAGTTATACTATATGAAGAACCTGAGGGTGCACCAAGACCTAGGTTCCAATTAGTTAATAGATATAACTTAGCAAATGCTGCTTTAAGTAATGGCTCATTTGTTAAGGTATATTCACCAACTGGGTTAGAAGATAATAGTAGTATGCGTCGTATGATTGACTCTGGTGAGTTAAATCAAATACAACAAATGCTATACACTCCAACTATAGTTGAGTTTAATGCTTATCTTAAAACACCACAATATTTTAATAAGAAAGAAACTGCATTAGCTGAAGTTGGTTTAATAAGACCTCTATCTAAACCAGACTGGGATAACATCGGTAAGAAGTATTCTGACATGTTCAATTCTAATATCTGGTTAGATGATACTCTAGTTATAGATGGTTCTGTACGAAGATTCTATTCAGTAAAACCTAGGGTTGAGATAGATATATACTTTATGGATAAAGTATATACTAAGAAGCAAGCTAAAGGTATATCTAAGTCCTTAGAGAATCAAGGTATAACTAAAGAAATAGATTATATTATTAAATAGGGAGGAGACTATGACATTGAAACAGATTATAAACACCTGGGCTAAAAGATTATGGCAAAAGCTTAGAGGTAAAAAAGAAGAACCTAAATATGATTTATACCAAACACCAAATGGGCCAGGATTCTTTGTACCTAAAGGGACTACACCACCACAGTTTGGTAAAAATATTTCTATTCAGATTCCTGAGAATAGAAAACCTATTAGACCACCAGCTCCACCTAAAGAAAAAGTTAAAGCTGATACTGATGGTGATAAAGTAGACTCTATGATATACGGAGTAGAGATGATGCGTCATTTAGACTTAGATGAGGACGATCTAAAGCTAACTAAGGAAGAAATCAAAGAAGTAGATGCTAAGATTGATAGATGGTATAAAAAATCACCTAACTCTACAGTAAATGGTATAAAAGATATGGCTGAAAAGTTTAAGGATATTCAAAAGAATCCTAAATATCATGAAGATATCTCTCCATTACTTAGTGGTGCAGCTGTATCTAATAAAGAAGTAATTGATGGTATAACTAAAGCTATACGTGAAGTTACAAAGCCAAATAAGGACACTAAGAAACCTGTACAAAAGAAACGTCGTAAACGTACTAATTCTAAAAAGAAATCTGGTGAAAAGAAATGAGTTTTGGTAGCGGTCAATCAGAAGAAAACAAACTAAAGGGTGATACACAGCCCCCTTATGAACAGTTTGAGAAATGTGAAAGAAAAACTTGTGTATACTTAAATAATAATGGTAGATGCATCTGGGAAACATGTAAGTTTGATAATGAAGATCCGGGGTATGTACAATACTGGGACTTTGAATGTCAAGCATGTCATAAGATAGACCAACGTGATGTACGTGATATGAAGCTAATGTTTTGTGATAGCTGTCTAGAACGGCTAGCTAAAGCTGAACGTTTACCATTCACCTGTATTATCTGTGGTAAAACACAATCATCTCCGCCTAAGGGATTCTCTACCCCTATATGTAATACATGTTTACGTAAGTTAAGAAACTCTGTACATTGTAAGTATTGTGGAAATGCCTAATTAGTTATATATTATAACTATAGGAGGTAATATACAATGCAAGAATTACAATCAAGATATAAAGCTAGCGTAGAAGGAATCATTATATCTAATATGATTCCTTACCGTGTATTAAATGATTTAACTATTAGAGAGTTTGCTAATAGCGATGCTACAGGTTTGAATATCTATATAGACTTGTATCATATCTTTAGAGACTTCTATAAGAATAATATGCTTCTTATAGCTAAGCATGACTTAGTGGCATATATAACTAACTTAGTTGGTCACTATAGAGACTTTTATAGAAGATACTTTGGTGTACATACAAAGTTCTTCTTAATTTATACGACAGGATATTTCCCTACAGCTGTAGATGAGTTACCAACTTATAATCAGAATTCATTAAATGATTATGAAATGTCTATAGGCATCAAGGAATATCTTGAGCATAATATGTACGTACTGAATATACTTTGTAAGTATCTTCCTGATATATACTTTATTGAGTCTCCAGTAGACCCATCAGTATCAATCTATTCTATTATGAATGATGAGTTTGCTAGTGGTAACTATAATCCTAATATCATTCTAAGTAGATCGGTAATGAATCATCAATTGATTCCTATATCTATGACACAGACTGTACAGATTAAGCATTTGTATAGATATGGTGAATTAGAATGTAAAGCTATCAATATTGATAATTGTATCTTAGAATATATTGATAGTCTTAAACGTAATATATCTGAACCAGAACTAATTGGAACTATTCCTAGAGATGCTTTAAGTTTAATCATGGCATTATTAGGGGTAAAACAACGTAGTGTAAGCGGTACAGGTATACGTACTGATAAGATTATTAAAGTAGTACCACAGTTCTTAGCTCATAAACGTACTAATTATATTAGTAGCTTTGCTGATATAGCTGAACTATGTCAGTTATTGAATAAGAACTTAGACCCTAATAAAGTATTTAGTAACTTTAAAGCAGTTGATGTATTACATCAATACAATAAGTATATATTAGCTGGTAAACCAGTTGAGGATATCAGATGGAATGTAAATCTAATAGATCCTGATATGGTGAAGAGTCTTAATAATAAGTACTTCTCTAACCACCCATTGGATCTAACTAGACTATAGTCCTCAACATTCTAGTACAAGGGCCACTATCGGTCCTTGTACTTTATTTTTTTTTCTTGAGGTGATACATATGCAGCTCACTTATGAATATATGGCTAGGATAGATTTCAACCATCGTGGTGGTAATGAATCAAAATCATATCCTATAGAGCAAGAGAATATAAAACAGATTATCATCAATAAAGAATATGATGATCTTAATATGCCGATTATAACGGTGACTATGAGTGTCGATACGAATATAGTTGACTTAATGATTAAAGACAATAAAGAATCAACTATGATATTGACTATTAATAAGAAGAATACTAATACACAGTCAACTACAAATATAGTAGAGGCTTATATAAAAGAAGAATGTACATATCTTATTGAGGGTGATGTAAACCCTAATAAAGAATGGGATAATAAAGCCCCAACTAAAGAAGAAGCTGAGAATAAAGATAAGTTTAGGCTTATTCGTGTTGGTCTACTATCTAAGAGATTGGCTGATGCATTACAAAAACCAGCCAATCTAACTGTATACGATTCTAATATGCAAGATATAGTTATGCAGTTATTAAATAATGGTATTCCATTACTAATGGAACCATTTGATTACAAAGACCCTATTCCTCAGTTGATATTGTCACCTAAAGAATCCCTATCGAAGTCTTTAGACTACTTAAACAGTGTAAAAGTATTCTATGAGACTGGTTATAGATTCTTTATGGATTTTGATAATACATATCTTGTATCTAAAGCTGGTAAATCTGTATTACGTAAGAATGATAGATATCCAACCATTAAGATTGATGTAAAACCTTTGATGGGTGAAGATGGTATGGTTCGTGGTATAGAAACAAATGATACAGATAAAGTATATGATATGATTGTGCCTATGAATGATACTAACTTTAATAGTGATGATCTAATAGACAAATCCATGGAAGGTATCGCTGCTGTAGTTGATGCATCTAAACAAAAACAAGAATCATTCCTAAAGAAACATAAAGGGTTTGGTGGTATCTTAGGTGCTTATAAGAATATCCTTAATATCATGGACAATGTAAAAGTCTTCTCTGGACAAGTACGTAATGTAGTCCAGAATATACATAGAACTACATATGAGATTAAGGGTAGAATGATTGAAATGAAAGAGCAGGTTGATGATTTTAAAACAACCACTCTAGACCTATACAATCAAACTAAAGCAACTATAGCATCTTTACCACAGGAAGCATTACAACAAATCGGTCAAATAGATGATGTAAAGAATATACTGACTCAGATAAATGAAGCTAATGATAAGTACGGTAAATACATTAATAAATGTATACCTAACTTTGATGAGTATGTAAAAGCATATACTGGTCAGATATATAATATCGAAGGAACTAAAAACTATGTAGGTGGTATTAAACCTATAAACTTCCAAGATAATCTAGGTAGTTTACAAACATCTTGCTGGGACTTTAAGAAAGATGCTGAGAAAACTGATGCTACACATAAGAAAGGTATGGCTCAATTCTCTAGAGGGTTTGTGGGTTGGTCTCAAAATATAGGTAATATATCCACAACACTAATGGATTTACCAGATACAGTTACATATTGCATTAACCCAAAAGACCCAGTAGATTCTAGACAATACAAAGAAGTAGATTTAAAACACTTAAAGAAATTTAGTGCTCCATTTCAAGAGATGTTTACTAGTGCTGATGCTTATGGTAAAGGAATTACAAAAGATACAGCGACTATGGATGCCTCAAACAAGCTAAATAGGAATGCTGGTGCAACGATAAAGGCGTTTGTAGACAAGGCCCAGGGTATACCCACAGACTTTAGTAATAAATTGCTTGAGGGTGGCAATATGGTAATTAAGGACTTTAAATCACAAGCTGATTCTGCCAAGCAAATGTTTATAGATAATAAGCAAATGTATAGACAGCAATTCAATAGTATGCGTGATACATTCAATGTAATCAAACAAGGTGCACAATTATCTATTGATAGTTTTAAAGACTTAGGTGATATAGGCTCTGATGGTGAATCCTTAGTAAGTATTGCTTTAGATACAGTAGAGACATTAGCTAAACAAAAGATTATTCGTTTACCTAATGACAATATCAATATCTTAAAGAATATTAAACATGCATTAGACTTACAAAAGAGTACCATTACTGTACATAAACTAGAATTAGACAATGATATATTCAATATCAATATTAAATATATGATTAGTAATGAAACAGAAAAGACTACACGTAGTGGTGAGTATATACTAGTTTCTAAACAAGAAGTATATGATAATAATGGTACTACACTTGTAGCTAATACAATTCTTACATTCCACAAACTTCCTTCTGGTAAAAAGAAAGAATAGACAAAAAGAATCCCATATAGGCAATGCCTATATGGGAGTTTCTTTTATTTCTTTTCATCAGATTGATTTTGTTGTTGATTACCATCTTGGTTTTGGTTATCACCAGAGTTGGCATCTTTATTGTCATTGCTATAATACTTAACGTGTTGCTTAATCAATTTATAGAAATCAGAAGCAAAACGTTCAGCAGCAGCAATACGTACAGACATCAAAGTTGCAACAGTAGAAGTTACACGTTTAGCATAAGCTTGTCCTTCGCCATTGCTCTTAGGTTTATCTGGGTTATCATTAATAGTACCAGAAGTACTTTGATTATTATTAGTATCACCCATAGTTTTTTGCTGTTGGTTATTATTAGCATTTCCGCTATTGTTAGTACTGGATGTATTTTGGTTACCAGTAGAACCACTATTAGTAGTATTGCCACCATTAGCATCATCTTCTAAGAATAAGCTATCATTATATAAATAAGATGCTTCATTCTTAGCCATACCAGCATTAACCAATTTAATCAAGTTATCTACATCTGCTAAAGCTTTGTTTTTATCAGACTCAAATAACTTAATCATATTATCAGCATTCAAACAATACTCAGCAAGAACTTTCATATCTTTAATTTGATAAGGTTCAACTTCTTTAGAGCCAAAGAAGAATACTTTACATTTATCTTTGAAAGATTCTCCTTCGGTGTTACCAACTAAAGAACTTTCTAATTCTTTAATAGCATCATCTACAGATTTAGAACCACTATTAATAGCTTGTAAGTCTGCAGTGATCTTAGATGCTACATTGTTAATCAAATTAGCATTTTCTAAGTTAGGTTTAGCTTTATCGTAGTTAAACATTTTAAGGTCACTAACAGCCTTAAACTCTTTATCCATAAGAGCCATATTCTTTTGAATAAACTCTTTAGAGATTCCACCAAACTTCTTGAACCAGTCAACGCATTTATTAAAGATATTTTGAATGAATTCTTTAATCTTATTTAAGAATCCAGTAACTTTATCAGAAATGCCTTCATGAATAGATTGAAGCTTGTTTTCTACATCAATATTCTTAGCGAATACAGATGCTTCAAGAATACATGCTTCAAGATTTACAGATGTTTCACTTAATTTGATCAAGTGTTCAATTTCAGCTAAACCATCTTTATCACTAGAAGTCAATGCCACAAGAGATGTAGCTAATTTGATATCAGAGTTTTTAGAAATAGCTTCTGGTGCTGTTAAGTAAATAGCTTTAAGTAAAGTTACACGATCAGATTCAATAGCTTTTTCAGCCAAGAAGATAGCATTATTGTATTTATACAAATCAGCCAATGCCATTTCTTGTAATTGATGTAACAAAGCTTGTTCAAGCTTAGCTACTTCACGTACAGTATCAGCATTGATTTCACCCATCTTCATGGAATCTAATTTACCAAAGATATAGTCATATTCTTTGATAGCATTTTCTTTACCAGTCTTAAGATCAGTAAGCTTTTCTTTTTTATTAGTATCTAGTGTTTTTAATAATTCGCTAGCATCTTCTAAAGTAACTTCACGAGTTTCAGTAACAGGATTTTCGACTTTCTCGATCAATTGCATATAAGTCAAATGATCTTCTTTACCCATTACAGAACCACGAATACCAGACTCTAATACATTGAAGTTTTCACTGATAGTTTTAATTACACCATCAAGATCTTCTTTAGGGCTATGGTAGAAGTTCTCATAGATTTTGCTAATAGATTTGAAAGCATCTTTAACTGCTGGAGTATACTTAGCTTCTTCGAAGAATAACTTCTTAAGTTTAAGACCTTTACAGTCAGCTTGGTTAGCAAATTCTTTTAAGAAACGTTTATCTTTAGAACTTACATAAGCCAATGTAGATACGGCATCATTATAGGATTTACCATATGCTTCTACAATAGACTTTAAGTTCTTACGATATACGTTATATAAGTTCTCACTTACAGCTTTGTATTTGACTACATTACCATCAGCGTTTAATACACCACGATAAAATTCTTGTAGCCCTTTAGCTTCGTGGTTACGGATATCTTCTACTAAGGAATACATAAATTGTTTACGGGAAATATCACATTTACCTGTAACCAATTTATTATTAGTAGCATCCATAATATAACTAAAGGAGAATTGTTTATTTTCCATAAGTTACCTCATTAAGCACTAAGTTTGTTACTTAATAATGAATGTAAAGATTTTATAGCTAGGTCTCTAGATTTAATAATATTACAGTAAGTATCACATCTAGTCATCTGTAATGATGTATAGATGCTTATATTATTAGCTATAATATTTTGTATATTAGAATTTTCAGATACATCACTATTATTGAAGATATATTCCAATTGGGATTTATATGCATTGATATCATTGATAATGCCATCTCTAAATTTAGATTCATCCATTCTAGAACGTACTTTTTCATAATTACGTAACTGTAATATTAGCTTAGCACTAGAATCTGTGTTTAGATTATTGGCATTACGCTTCATATCTTTAAATAAGAATACTATACGTTCTCTCTCGCTATGGATATCATTCTGTAAAGCCATGATTTTATCATCATCTCTTTCACTTTTAGATATCTCTTTTGATAGAGTAAATATTAGTTCTTTGATATTACTTAGTATAGAATCATTTAATGAGTCTTTTATATCATTACCCCAATCTGATAAGTTATATAGATTGGTATTATGGTTAATAGATTCATTAACTGTAAGCATAGTCTTCAAATCATCTATGAATTCACTAACTGGCATCTTTTTAAGCATACCAATAGTTTCATTTACTAGATTACGTACTATTTGGTTAGCCTTCCTAAAATAAGACATAAATACTTTAAAGTACTTATATACATGATTCTTAAAGAATGATATAATCTTTGATATGATATTGTATATCTTCTTAACAGTACTAAACATGCCTTCTTTTATAGATAAGCATTGTATCATTGTATCTTCTAATATAGAATTCATAATATAGGTGGACTCTAGTAGACTATCTATAAGTATAATCTTTTCTTCATCTATAGAAAAAGTTTTTATATACATAGCACCACCTAAAAAACAAAAATAAATTATAAGGTATGAGGATTACCCCCATACCTTATAATTTTATTTACCAGGAATATCTATTATTTGTGGTTAGCTGCTTTAGCCCATGCACCACGTGCGCATTTCAAGTAGATTTTCAAAGCTTCTAAGTCTGCTTTAGTTTGAGTTGTGTAGTTACGAATAGTTGTGTTAACTGCACCTTTAGCTTTAGCAAATTCTTTGTCATCTTTAGCTTGATCTTTGAACCATTTTTGTAATTTGTCAGCAGTATTTTTAGCATTTTTAAGAGTATTTTTGTGTAAAGATTGGATAGCATTACCGTTAACCAATAAAGCCTCTACACTATTTTTAACTTTAGCGAATTCAGTTTCTGCGACACCACCAGTGGTTTCTTCTACAAGTTTAGATACACTTAATGCTTCAACTTTGCTATCACCAGTTAAATTTTTCAAATTGGTTTCATTAACAAGGTCTTTACTAGTAGTTTGGTATGTAACATTTTTAGGGAATTTAACTTTAGCTTCGCCAGCTTTTTCGTTTTTAGCTACGGCATCTTTATATTTGTCGTATACTTTTTTATTATCAGCAACGAATTTGCTAACGATTTTTTGTACGAAGTCGTTCACCCAAGTTTTGATTTTTGCATACCATTTTTTGATGAATTCAACTACTTTGTCGTAAGCATTTTTCAAAGTTTCTTTGATGCTTTCTTCAATAACTTCAGGTTCAGCACCTTCAGCTAAAAGTTGTTGTTCACGGAAATCGGAACGGATAAGATCTTGGAATACTTCATGATCAAAGTCAACACATTCAACCATGATTTCATCAATACCATATTCTGTTTGGTATAATTCTTTATTTTCTAAAACAACGCTATCATCGATAATAGCAGATTCTGTGTAAAAACCCATTTTTTACCTCCAGAAAAAATAATAAAATTAACGTTAATTTTACAATGCTCTATACCTTATTGTTATTATATTACTTTAAAGCATAGAGTTATTGTGCGGAAATATTACCAGTCTTAATTGAATCAGCATTTAGGCAAGCATTGATAATGCTCTTAGCTACAAATACCTGATTACGGATAATCTTACCCTGTGCATCTAATAATTTAGAAAGTAGTTTTTGGTTAGCGTTCATTACCATATTCATGGCAGTAACTAATTTAGTATCAACTAAAACTTTACCACGTAATTTAACAAGCTCACTTACAGCTTTATCAGCTTTACGTTCAATCTCACGTTCAAACTTATCAGCATCAGATAATTTAAACTCTCTAGAGAACTTGATAATCTTTTCGATATTCTCTACTACATCAGCTTTAGTGTATTCAGCATCTGTACCAGCATCGATAATTGTGGATAGCTTAGTATGAGCATCTTCTGATTTGGTTTTAAAATCATTCATTAGATCATCTAATACTTTATCGGTATTATGACCGTTAATATTAACACCAGTAGCATTACCTTCTGCAATCTTAACGAAGTCTTGAATATGATAGTCGATTACATCGGCTGTATCTTTCAAGTAGATTTTATCAGCTAAGAATGCAGACTTGCCACCAAATACTCTAAACTTGATGTCATCAGGTAATTTCTTAGCGCCAGCGATAATAGCTTCTTTCTTTTCAAGCTTATCACGTAGCTTACCATAATATTTATGCACAAACTCTTTAATCTTTCTAAAGTATTTAGATACAAATTCTTTAATCTTTCTAAAGATAGTTTTTAGTTTGTCTAAGAATTTACGTAAGATACCCTCTTTAACTACAGGTGATTTCTTTTCACTATCAGAAGATTTATCATCTTTCTTATTATCTGTAGTAGAAGTATTATCATCATCAGATTTGGATTGTTGCTTATTGATTACCATTAAGGCAGTAGAAGCGTTATTAACCTCATTTACAATAAGTACAGCCATCTCTTCTACTACAATAGCATCATCAAGGGCATTAAAAACATAAGAATCATTCATATTATTTTCCTACCCCTTTCTCTTCTTCTATCTTCATAGCAATCTTACCAGCTTTAATAAGTGTACTAGTAGCGACAGTTAAGATATATTTATTAGTTTCTTGGAAGAAAGTAATACATGAGTGTACAATCTTACGATATTCTGTAGAACGAATGACAAACGCAGTTGCTTTGAATTTGTCTTTTTCGTCCATATCAGTTTTATTTACACCTTTCATGTATAGATCACCAAGTTTACCAAATACTTGACCAAGACTATTTAAGTTTTTAACAATATCAAGATTAGAATTTATGGATTTAAGATATCTTCCATCATCTAAGCACATTTCTAAATACTTAGTTAAAAGATCTGAACCAAATTTAACACCAGGTAAAATTTCTTGAATACCTTCACCTGATTTAACATAATCTTCTTCGAATAAGTATTTAGCACGAAGCTGTTCGATAACCGGTTTAGTACGGTCTAAATCAAATTCTTTATATAAAGAATCTAATACTTCATCTTTACTTCTAGAAGTTGTATCATTTTTAGGACCATGTTTAATCAAAGGTACTAGTGTTTTAGTTATATATTCTAACCCACCTTTTTTGTACCATACTAAATTTATACCCTTAAGTCTTTCAGCTACTTCTTTCTTATGTTTTTCAATAAGCTTACGATATTTTCTCAAAGCTACGGTATATTCACCAAAGAGTTTGATTTTAATCTTTTCCCAAATACCCTTGAAGAACTCATATGCTTTTTTAGCCCATTTGATGATAGCGGCTACTACACGCTTAATTGTATTCTTGATCGTATCCATCACAGATTCAGTAACAACAGAGTCTGTTTCACCAGACTCTGTCATAACTAAAACTTGGTCATCTTGTTCGAGCAAGAAGTCCCGCATTTCTAATTCGAATGCAGAGACCTCCTCGATAAGATCTAATGGATCAATCGCTTCATAGTTTCCTAGAACGAATGCCATTAATAAACCTCCATATCAATAATATCATCAATATCAAAAGCTTCTGTTTTAGAAACTTTTTTAGATAATAAGAATTTACAGATATTATGTGCTACAGTCATATTACGACGGATAGCTTCAAATTGCTTATATACGGTATGGTTAGCTGCACGAATAGTACCCATATGGATTTTAACCATACTTTTACCAGCGTCTGGTAAGTATTTACCAAAGCCAATTTTAGTATAGTCTAAATGACCAAACTGTAACAATGCATCGTTATATCCAGTATTTAAACGTGCTAATTTAGACCAGTCCCAATTTAAGAAATCGATAATTTTATCAATATTCTTAGCGATGTATTCTCTACCAATATCCATAGTATCTATAGCACTATCTTTAACGATTTCGTTATAGATCTTATCAGATAATACATCTTTACGGTCACCAATAATAGATTTTACAGCAACCTTAACTGTATTTACAATACCTTTAGCCATACCCTTAACCGTAGTAATAGGATTGATATGACTAAATAATGGATCACCATTTAAAGTATACACTTTAAATTTCTTATCATATCGGCTACTAGCAGCAGCCGCTTTGATATGCTTAATATTTTCTGCTGTCAAGATATCTTGGAGATCGTGCAAAAAGTCTTTATTGAATTGGTTGATTAACCGCATAAAGCTTTTAGTTACAGATTGGATATATGTTTGTGTAACACTCTCATTCAATACACTATTTTCATCATTAACTAATGCAGTGTATTGTTCCATAACCAATTCTTCAACATCTTCTAAACCAGAAACGTATTCATTAAGACAAGTATCGTCTAAATTAGAATCTAAATCTGTACATTCTTCATTCATGAATTCTTCTGCATAGTATTCATCTAATTCAGCAACAGCTTCTCTCATAGCAGCACGGCGGTAATCTGCAAAGTATTTCACGTAGTTGTAAATTTCTGTTGCAGTTTTATTCGTATTCTTAACTTGAGTTGTAAATACATTAAGCATGCCTCGGTTAACTTCACCGACTATTGATAATAAACCGGTTAAAGCTTGATGTGCAAGATCAGCGTTTGGTTTATCTTTAAATTTACCTTCTAAGTTTTTAATAGTTGTATTAAGACGGGCTTCAAGTTCTTTGATAGCCGTTTCTATTATATGTGTAGCATTATCTGTACCACGTGCTATAAATTTACCACTAGCAAATTCAGCAATATCTTTAAAATGTTTAGATACATAATCCATATCTAATGTCATTGTTGTAGGATTACGATTAGCTACAGCTTGTTTATTCTCTTCGAATTCTTCCTTAATATTATTAAGTATCGCAACAGCAGCATCTCTATTTGGTGCTTTGAAAAATTGATTTACAGCATCAAGATAACTATCCTCAACTCTCTTAATAGATTCATACCCTTTATTGATAATATCATTATATAATTTAATGTCAAAAATAGTATCGATTTTACCATCAAACCAACTAGCAGTATCTACTACAATTTCGAATTTCTTATTTCTATCTAAACGTTTACGGCGTTTAATTTTAGCACCCATAAATTTAGATTTCTTAGGAGCATCATCTACAGGAGCAGCTGCTGGTTCAGATGTTGTTGTGTGTGTAGTACTAGATGTATTAGAGCTAGTACTAGTAGTGCTGCTAGTTGACGTATTAGAAGATTGTGTGTCTTCAGCATCATCTTCTTCATCATTATCAGCATCTTTAGAATCAGTATAAGACTTAGGATCTTTTAAAGTTTCTTCACATGCTTTAACATCTGCAGGTGTTACTTTAGTATCATTCTTCTTTTTAAATAGATCTCTAAATTTCTTAAGGTACTTAACTACAAAGTCTTTAATAGCTTTAAAGAACTTTTTAACTTTTTCCCAGATATTAGACAATACACCTTCATTGACATAGTCAGTATTATCCATATCTTGTAAGTCGGCTAATGCATATTCCAGCATAACCTCTTCTTCAAATAAACATATTTCGCTCATATTTAAGCTCCTCTATTAATAATGCTTAGAATATATTGAGAATCAAAGTATTGACGATCCTCAATTTCTGTTATATATTCATCATCAATGTTCAAATCAAGTCCTTCTACGTCTTCATTAATAAGATCAGAACCATAGAACTCATCAAGCTCAGTATATTCACGTAAAGACTCATATTTACGATAATCAGCACACGCTTTTACGTAATTATAGATTTCTATAGCTACTTTGTTAGCATGCATAAGTTGAGTGGTGACTAACTTGATTACAAAATCAACCATAAGTTTTGAGCTACTCATTATAAGATTTAAGGCTTTTATACCTTTATCAAAATTATAATGTGGTTTTAACCCAATAGGCTCCCCGTCTTTTTCTTCCTGTTCGACTGTATTTACTGAATATTTGAGAGTCTCTACTCGAGCTTCTAATTTTTCGGTAAACCAATTAACACTCTTTTTTATTTCTTTGATAAGATCAGAAATATATTTTTGGTCCATCATTTTAATAATATTTTTGAAGTTTTTGGTTACAAAATCCATGTCGATGATATCATCAACTTCACTGTATACACACGTTTCTTTAATTTTTTTATAAGCAGCTTCGACTTCAGTTAAAGCCTCGTCCGCTTTGTCATCTACGAAGTTTTTATAATCTAAATTAATAGATCTGAGCATTTCCCATATTGGCCCTTCGGCGCCTTGTTCTGCTATACCTTTATATATTTCTTCTTGGAATATAACCGCTAAATCCTTAACACGTTCACCATTAACCATAATAGTTTTAACTTTAAAAGTTTTGTCTTTAGATAATTTAGCACGGCGAACAATCTTGCGATTAGACTTAGATCTGATGAATTTTTTACCATTCTTTGCAGGCTGTGCTGGTTCTTCAACATCATCCATTACAGGATCAGTATCACCATTAGGCGTACTATCTTCTTTACTATCTTTACTATTATCAGTATAAGCTTTAGGGTCTTTTAAAGTTTCTTCACAAGCTTTAACATCATTTGGTGTTACCTTAGTAGATTTCTTTCTAAATAAGTCTAGGAACTTATTGAAATACTTAACTACAAAGTCTTTAATGGCTTTAAAGAACTTTTTAACTTTTTCCCAGATATTAGATAATACACCTTCATTGACATAGTCAGTATCTAATAAAAGATCTTCTGTAGAATATTCTACAATATGATTCTCTTCATATATAAAATCAAGTTCCATTTATACCTCCGGTATTACTTCACTTAGTAAAATGCTAGTTATATATTGGGATTCATTATAAATACGACGATCTATATTTTCAATATACTCATCATCTATATTACAATCTAACCCATCAGCATATTCTAATAACAAATCCTGTGCATAATAATCATCTAAATCTGTAAATTCTTTTACCAATTTATACTTACGATAATCAGCACAAGCTTTTACGTAATTATAGATTTCTGTAGAAATATTTTGTGTTACCAATATATGACTACATAACGATTTAACACAAAGTCTTATCATATCCATAATAGCTAAATACGCTGAAGTTAGAATGCGGGATTTTGTTTTAACAATTGCACGATCAACATCTGTCTCGTACTTAAAAACAGCTCTTTCGGCATCATGCCAACTCATCTCAGGATCAGGACGATTTTTATAATATCTATTAATCTCTTCTTTCCGATCAGATGACATCTTTGTATCAAGTTCAAATTCATCCTTTATAAGTTTTTCTGCATTTTGAGCTCCTAAAGATATCTTAGAATTAACAAATATTTCTTTAGCAAGCGTCCTACTAATATCATTTAATGCGTCATCTACTTTTTGAAAGTTATCTTTCACCCATTCCATACTAAATTCTATAGTAGTAGATTTACCATCATAATCTTTCTGATTTTTAAAATTATCACAAAGCTCCTCAGCATATTTTTCCAACTCCTCAACTTCACTGACACGTTTAGCATTTTTTACTTTTCTAACCGTATCCATAATTTTACTTGTAAAATCAAGAATCGGTCTATTTACTTTACTAGAAGCTCTTTCGTAGATAGATAAATCTAAAGCATCTTCTGGTGTACGATATAAATCATAACCAAACCCTTTGAATACTGCTTTAAATTTTTTATTCATACTAAGCTTATTTCTTCGCTTAATATTATGATTAGTTTTAAAGCTACCAACTTGTGTAGTTTTACCACTAGCATCAGTCCATCTATCAGTAGACGATGTAGCCTCTGTGTCGGTACTATATGATGATGGGTCATTTAATGTATCTTGACATGCTCTAGTTGTAGCTGGGTCATTAACTTTTTTCTTAGATCTAATTAGGCTAACTAGTTTATTCCACATTTTGGACAAGAATTCTTTAAGCTTTTTATAAGCAGCCCTTAACCATGCAATAATACTAGTTATAATAGGCCCTTCATTTATTATCTCTATATCAGATAGAGTGCTTGATAAACAAGCACTCTCATCTGCAAAGTAGTCTAAATCTATCATAGTATCACCCATTCAATAAATCTACTAAGTAATATTCTTCTTGGATATTGCGTAACTCAGCATCTTCAAGGAATGCATCATCTAGATTAGATTCTAGAATAGATGAATCTATGCCTAATTCAGAGAACTCTGCGAAATTATTGTAATATTCATCTATCATAGCCATCTCTCTAATACGAGCGTAATTGATAGATTCGGCACAGTTATTTACATACGTGAAGATATCAATAGCACTACGATATAGCATAGTGATTTCTTTAGAGAAAGATGATACTAAACGAGATACAGTTGTGGAAATAAAATTTAACATAACAGCAATCTCTTTAGATCTTGAATTTGCATTTGAGAAACTCGCTAAATCTAGTCTGGCATCTAACTCAGCATCAAATCGTTTCTTAATATTTTCTAATTCACGTTTAAGTGCATCAATATCTTTCATTAAAGCTGATTGGTACTTGTCTACTGCAGATTTAGCTGTAGTGCCTAAAGCAACATCACCAATTTCTTTAAAATGGTCTTTGATGAATTTCATATCTAATCGTCTATCGGTGAATACTACAGTAGCGGCATCAGCAGCATCTTCGAACCATTTTTCATAATCTTCTTTTTCAGGTGTTCTGGCATTAAACATTCCAGCACCTGCATTTTGAGCTGTACGTTTGATAAATTTTTGTATACCAGATTGCATACCTTTACCAATTTCTTTAGATTTTTCTACATACTCATCTAATACGAATGTTTTAGGTAGAGGAATAGTTGTATCTACAGTTACAACGAAAATACGTTTAGGATCTAAACGCATACGTCGTGCAAATTTCTTACCATTGCTACGTAAGAAGTTCTTTTTAGCAACTACAACTTTACCATCTTTATTCGTTGTGGTATCATAAGTATTACCTGCACCCGTATCAGCTTTGGAAGCTTTAGATGGGTCTTGGTCTACAGTGTCAGTAACTGGTTGATATGCACTTTCATCGTGTAAGATATTATTACACTTAGCGATAGCTTCTTTAGTTACTTTCTTTTCTTTAGCTGTACCAAATAAGAATTCTTTTAGCTTATTAAAGTATTTCATAACGAACTTACGAATCGTTTCAAATACTTTCTTAATTTTTTCTTTGATCTTAGATATAATTCCTTCACCATCACCCTCTAGGAGTAAGTCGTCAGAATTATCATCATAGATCAAACTTTCACATACCAATGCAAACTCATCAGTAATGTCTTGTAATTGATAGTCTATCATTGATTTATCCTTTATACAATAACAAATTCAATATCTAATTGATTTTCTTCAGTATTAGCAGTATTGACATTCAAGAACTCAGGAATACGTCCAACTATCATTTCATCTCTACGATAGATATGCTGAATACCAGGACCATATCCATTGAATTCTAAGAACTCAAAGTAAACTAATACGTCTTTATACTTATCAGTAATATACGTGATAAGATTAGGTATATGAAGATCATTGATTTGAGTAGTATCTTCGATATATAATCGAATATCATTCTTAATCAATGTAATCATCTCTTTAGTACTAGTATTGATAAACTTAACTCTGAATCGTAAACTTAAGTTAGTTCTATTCAATGGTTTACCATCTTCTACATAGAATAGTTTAGATGGACCATATGTATTGAATAGTTTAAAGTCAATACCGAATGAGTCTTCTAGTACATTTAAACACTGATTGATATGTACACGTTTCTTCTCTAAATCTAAGATAAACTTTTGTAATTTCATCTCAGTATTAATGAAAGACCAACCAACCATAGGAACTTTATCTATAGTATAGCTTAGTGTACCATTATCCAACTTAGTGACTTTAACTTTAGATTCGATAATATCAGAATAGTTATACATAAAGTCTACACCACCACGAGTGTTGTAGATATTAGTAAGACTATATCCATCTAAGTTACCACTAGTAAAGATTTGTTCGGACTTATATGTACCAGCATCTTCACCATCTTTATTCTTGATGAAAGTGAATACTTTAAACTGAGTATTATTTGGCATATAACCATACAAGTCATTATCAGAACCAGCTTCTTTAAGATTTAAGATCTTAAGTTGGTTTAGTGTATCAATAGAGTTGTCTGTTTCCATATCAAACTCATATAAGAAAGAAAACTCTGTTTCATTGTACTTCTTGAATTTACCTTGAGTCCAACGTACAGGTTTACCATCTTTATAGAATACACCTAGGACTTTAAGATCTACACTAGTAATCTCATCAGGATCTAGTTCATTGTCTTTATGAACCACGCCAATATTTCTATCAATATTTTGAACTAGCTTAACTGTACACTTGTAAGTATTCTTATCAGTGAAATATTCTCTCTTCCAGTTAAGATTATTACAAATGAATTGGTACTTGGAAGCCTTATTGATATACTCAAACTCAAGAGCTTTCTTTGTGTCCATATAGTTGATATAATATGAAGCATACAATGGACTCTTGTTGATTACAATCATAAATGGATTGAAGTATAAGAACTTAATCTTATTTATAGATTCTAAATCTTCTTTTGATCTATCATAAATAACTTTACCACTACCACCAGCTTCGTACTGAATAGTATTACCAGTATTGAAGATATAGTTTTCACTAGATACGTTATCAAAGTCACGTCTAATCAATTCTATAGGAACTGTGTTAGTTGGAATCATTTGTGTATCAGTGCTAGCTAATAGATAAGCATAATATAGACGGTATAATGGAGATTCCATTTTCTTGAAGAAGTATAGTTTATTCTTAGGTAACCCATAACTTAAAGAGTTAAAGAAGTTATTAACGTCTTTAGAGTTGGTTACGCTACCACGAGCTAATGCTTCTTTAGGAATCATTAACTTTAACTCATCAATAGTCTTCTTATCCAAACCATCTTCAGATGCAGGTAAACCTAATGGATCACCTATTGGAGTAATAACCATGAACAAACGGTCATAGTTAAATCTATCACTGATAGGATATAACTGGATAGGGTCTATATACTTGAAGTTGCCTTCGGAACCCTTAGTGGTATATAGATTAACAGAAATCTCAGAGTTCATACCAGGAATATTAGAAGTATCACTAAATACTAATCTAATAGTCTTCTCATCTATATATGTATAACTACAGTAGTTGACTTCACTACCAGTATGTAACCCTTCATATATAGGTAAGAGCTTAACTGGTTGACTACCATAGTTCTTAATAGTTACATCGAAACCAGCTAACTGATCATCGAATGTAAACTGATAAGTTTTATTCTCAATAGGGTTTCTATTAAGAATTGTAGCAGTGTTTTTCGTATACGTATATTGACGTATACGACATCTTACTGCAATCTTTTGTTCATTCTCATCAAGAATCCGACCAACTGGTGGTAAGTATGGATCAATGATTTCAAATGAATCAATAATTGGATTATAAGCAGATAAGTCATACTGTGCAGTATATACATAATCACCGTCTGGCAATACCACACGACGAATTAAGATATCATACTCAGTATGGAATTCAAACCCACCAATATTAATAGCTACTTCTCTATCAAATGTAAATACATCATTACGCATATTAGCTAATAGTACGTCTTCAGAGATAGTAAATACTATATCCATATATGCAGGTCTAGCATTAATATTCTTAATACCTAAACCTAAAGCATGAGCAATAATATTCTTTTCGAATTTAGCTCTAGTTGGAATAGCTTCATTACCAAACTCCGAAGCCATGATGATATTATTTTGTAGAGATGTAGAGAATACGTCACTTAGATAACCAAATATACCCATAGATAGGGTAAGATCATCTTCTTGGATATGTTTTTTCTTGACAGCATCAATATATGAATTAAGATCATAAATATTAGAGTTCGTCAATAGTTCATTAGCCATTAATCTCCCCCTTCCTAAACGTTATATTTCTCACGATATCTAGCATATTCTTGTAAATTCTTTCTAGCCTCATCATACCCTCTAGGGTTTTTGTCAGTGAAGTTATAAGAATCAGATGGAGCTTTCCATTTAAGTTTATAGAACTTGTATTGATTCTTGCCATCACCATTAAGACCAGCAATATATGGAGCCTGCATCCAATCACCAGACCAACCATCTAATGCATCTATATAACCACCACCAGCAGCATTACCACCAGAATATAGACTACATAGTTGATTGAACTCGTGTAATGTGTCAACTTCCATATCGAAAACAAATGTAGATTTAAAACTAACTGTAAATCTTAAATCAGAACCGTCTGCCATGTCACTAAATACATCACGTGGTACCGTCTTAGGGTACACACCAACATACTTAGCCCAATAGATGATATCTTCACCACCAGAATCTTCAGATACTATGAACTTATACATAGACATTTGGTCATGAATAATACGTTGCATAGCATAAGCTTTATTAGGCTGATTGATTCTACCAAAGTGCTTCAATCTAGAATATTCATCAAACAGCTTGAAAAACATGTAGACCTCTAGATACTTAGTATCTAGAAACTCTACACTGAATTCATGGTTTTCATCACTCTCTATTGAAGTCCCTCGATAGAATACAGAAGAACCTAAAATATTTCTAGATGTCTCATAATCATTAGCTACACTAATAGCTGGTAAATCGACATTAGAAGTTTTCTGGTTTGAAAGAAGATTAACGAATGGCTCAGAACGGTTTTGAGAATAGCATAGTTGATGCAATACCTCAGGATATTTAGTTGCTGCTTCTACAAATAGTGGATTATTGGCTACAGAGTCAATGAATGTTTTAGACATATCATTACTGCCACCACTACCAATAGAAAAGTTCTTATCATGCAAGAAGATTTGTAAATCTGGTTTTGTAAAGAATATATATTCTCTAGTCATACCGACACGATTATACGGATCTATCTTAGAGAACCTAGCAAATCTATGATATCTATCTAGAGATGTCGGATTGTATATACCATTCTTTTTAATGAATTGCAACATCATTTGGGAATCAACCGTAGGTTTAAGATTCTTATATTCTTGATTATTCTCGGTTAAAGTTTTACCCTGTTTGATGTCAGTTGTTTCATCGGACATTCTCAGTCTCCTTTCTTTATAGGATTATAGAGATGTTTCAAAGATATCTTTAATTGTATACTATAACTATGAATAAGAGATAAGAGTCTAGCTGATAACTCATTAGAGTTAACTCTCCCTCCAACGTTTTGTTTATTGGACATCGATTAAAGGAAGAGGTAACCACTATGAGCAGCTATGATTATTACACTAACGAGTTCGTTAACGATTATGGTTCAACTTATGATATGTCATATCTTGGTAAATATGTAGAGATTAATGAAGATATTATTGTAAATCAGGTGGAGAATATAGATTTTCATACAGCACTAAATGGTGAAACAATAAGAGACCAGAATGGTAATATATATTATACTAGTAGAATAGTTGATGGTTTAAGAAAAGACCTATTAGACTATGCTATTATTATAGATGAATTACTATCATTAGTAGGTCCTGGTAGATTTTATAATTGTGGATCTAGCACTTCTATGAGAAGACCTGAACTATTATTTGTAACATATGATGACCGTAATATACTCGCTGGTGAGTATGCCAAAGAATTTGATTACTATGATAAGTTGCATTGTATTACTGATGCAACACCACAGTCTATTTTTATTAAGTAACTATATTTGGCTAGGCTTTTATTTTTTGCCTAAATGGGGCTGTTTTAACATAGTAGTAAATTTCAATATTGAATTTAGAATACGTATTTTAAGGAGGACTATAATGTCTTACATTCAAGAATCAATCCTCAGCGACATTATTAATCTATATGATAATATTACAGTTGATGATTTTAGTTTAGACAAATTATTACCTACCCAGGCTGGTGGATATAAGTCTTTCAAGTCTATTAATAGTGCTACTAAAGACTTGGTACTTACATTTCCAGTTATGTTTAGCCGCAATATGGAATTAGCATCAGCTGAGCTAATTGCTAGAGCGCTTGAAGTTAAATATGCTGGTTTGGTTAGGATGCTCTTAACTGCTATGGCTATCACGAATTCAACAGATGCTATTGATTATATTAAAAATATTCATAGCAATATGCAATTCAATGATGGTATTGATGTAGATGATTATCTAACTATCAATAGAAAACTAAATAATGAATCTGGTGCTATGACCATGTTTACTGCTGGTACTAAAGCTGTATATGAGAACTATAAGCATAGTTTAAAACATAGCTTACCTATTGCTAATACCATTATCAAAGAAGCACCAACCCCTGCAGAAATCTCTGTAGCCAAAGCAAAACTATCTAGAGGTATACCTAGTCATGGTTATGAGGGTCCTGTTTTTGACCAAAGTAAGTTAGACAAGATTAATCAAACTATGCCATTGATGATGAAAATAAACTTCATCTCTAAAACAAATGGTCACCCTATTAGTGTGCCAGCATATGTAGGTATCAAATGTAAATTATTTGATGTAGCTGGTTTAGATATTATCCAACGTATCGTATCTAAGAATTCTTCTGCTATTAGCCTATTCAACTTTATTCGTGCTACATCTCAAGAAATTGGTTTCTGGAGAGACTTTGTATTTGCATTGAGTAAGGCTAAAGTTGATGCTATCTCTAATGCACGTAATGGTTCTTCTTCTAAAATGTGGAAAGCATTAGAGCAACGTGCTACCAAATCTAAACTTAACCAATTCTTCCGTCAAAAGAATGATGCTACAGCTATCACTTCTTTATTGGTAACTACTGATGAAGTTGAAGAATTGAAAAAGAATAATGATATCGATCTTTCCAAATCTAATGTAGCTAGAAAGATTATGTCTGATTATAACTTACTCTGTATTGGTATTGTAGATGAAACTACAGAATCCGTAGCCTTAATCTTTGATACAGGTGATGATGAATACGAATTAATGCGATTCAAATCCTTAAAGAAAGAAAAAGATATAGATGCTAAGCAAATCGTTAACCTATTGACTAAAATGGCCTAGGAGGAGGACACATGACCAAATACTTTAAAGAAGCCTGCTCCTATATGGATTTGGGTGATAAAGAAACATTAGCTATTGTGTCTGCTGTAAATGAAGCAGACCAACGAATGATTATGATGAATGTATCCAATAAGATCTATGATTTCATTAAGCTTAAAGCTAATGAAGTAGACTTTGGTGATATTCCATTATCTAAAGGTGATGTACAACGTTTACGTCACTATAAACTAGTGAAACAAACACTAGACGCTTTAGAACGTCTTTGTGCTTCTCGTAATATTCAATCTAAAGCATTAAAGACTACTAAAGAAGCATTAGCTAACTTAGAGAAAGATAAATATGCTTACGTTGGTGCATTCATGCGTAACTTGGATTATCCTTGCACTATTTATAATTTCACTGTGTTGTCTATAATTGCTTCTACTAGTATGATGGTATCTGCTATTACAGAATACATTATGGACAATGAGAGTACAACTAAGTTCGCTATGGATTCTAAACACTTCAATGTGTTAGACGACAATGTAGTTATCAAGAATCTTGAACGCTTTAATGAAAACTCTCGTAATGGTAAATTGGCTAAAGCATTATCCTTATTCACTAAAGCACATGCTCGTGGCATCTTAGGTACTATGGCAGCTATCTCTATGATTGGTGCTGGTATTTACTTGATCTTCAATATCATTCCTATCTTACGTGAAATCGTATACTATTTCTACTTCTGTAGAACTAGCTTAGCTGAATATCTTGAAGTACAAGCAAGTATGTTAGAAATCAATGCTTCTAAGATTGAAGATGATGATATGAAAGATGCAGCTGAATACCAACGTGGCGTTGCAGTTAAGTTCCGTCGTTATGCTGATAAATTAGACATCAATGATAAAGCAGCTACAGCTAAGATGTCTAAAGAAATCAAAGAAGAAGATTCTTCTAAAACTAAATTTAAACATGATGACATTAGTGACAGCATTCCTGATTCTGCTGGTGCTAATAGCAGTCTATTCTAGGAGGTTAATGATTAATGAATATTAAAAATAAACCTAGAGGAATTACATCTGGTTCTTTATTTTTTGAAGCAGTACAATCCGCTAGACGTGAAGAAATCGTAAAAGGTTTAAAAGAATTAGAATACCAACCAGTACATGAATCTGCAGTAGCAAGCAATCTATATGATCAAATTGCTAATCGTAGTAAAATGACTAAACGTCGTCAAGACTTCTCTAATTCTGTACGTAATGGTCTTATCTTTGAAGCTTTGAATATTTTATTCGAAGCATCTGCTAGTTATCCAATGATGTCTGAAGATAACCGTGTAATTAGAAACAAAGTTATCTCCAATTTCATTGAGCAAACTGGTTCTGATAAAATCTTATCTACACTAAGCAAAACAAATGCATTCACTGCACAAATTGCTAAGTATGTAACAGAAGCTCATAAAGCTATTATGGAAGATAATGAAGAAGCTTTAAAATCCAATGACTTAGATGAAGAACCTAAAGTTTCTCCAGATGATACTGAAACATTCGTTGATAAAGTAAACTCCGATGAAAACAAAGAAGAAATCCAAGACATTGGCGATTCTGTAAAAACTCATGTAGCTAATGGTATTGAACAATTCATCATTGCTAATATCGAAGATAAAGAGCACATCAAAGATGTATTACAAAACGTAGAAGACAAAGTTGCAACTATCCAAGCAGCTAATGCTGAAGAGGAAGAAGAGATTAAAGAATCTACTATCCAACGTGGTAGATTGCAAATTAAGAAACGTTTGGATACTCGTAAAGTAGGTTTATATGAAGCTATGGTTCGTGACCTATCTAAGAAAGCTTTAGCTAATCCAGGTTATGGTATGATTACTGAATCTGGTACATTAGATATGGATAAAATCACAGCGGCTTGTGAAGCTACACTAACCATGATGGTATTATCTGAAGCATTAGGATTCTATATTCCTAATGATATCCAAAAACAATACGACTATCGATAAGAAACACAAAAAAATACCCTGTATAGGCATTGCCTATACAGGGATTTCTTTTCGTTAAAGTTAATCTTTATAGTTATATACTATAAATGTGTATGGTAGATACAGCTATCGTTACTAGCTGTATCTAAATATATCCATACACGGTGTGTTCTCCACCGTCAAAGGAGGTGATCCTATGACCGGAGCACAAATGAGATATTTTAATCTCAACGCAGGTTATAAAGCTAATTTTGCACTAAAAGTAAGATTAGCTTTATCTGTGGTACACAATTATGAGAATGGTAATTCAAAAAACTATTCTCATAATGAGTATATGGATTGCTTATCCTTTATTAAAGGATTAGAACCATAATACTCTAAACAAAACAATGTGTAGAAGAGGTTCGCAGCCTCTTCTACATAATTGTTTTATTTTTTGTAAAAAATTAAAAGTCTTCTAGTTCAGACATAGCTTCTTGTACAGCATCAACGATTTCTTCAGTAACACCTTCATCATCAGAGTCACTGTCATCTTCTGTACCAGCATCATTCATCAATTCGATTTCAGCTGCATCATTTTCATCATCAGCATAGATATCGATTTCTTGAGGCTCTAAACCTTCAACTGCATCAATGTCATCACCATCGTTATGAGTATCATCTAATTCTACATCAGAGATAGCATCAGTTACAGTGTCAATAACATTATCAACTACATGATCATCAGCACTACCAGATTTAACAATATCAATTACAGCAGTAGCATCACGGTCTAAGTCTTGTCTAATTACATCAGCCATTGTTACAAAGCTCCTTTTTAATAAAAATCATCATAATCATCATCGTAATCGTCGTCATCATCGATTTCTTCACCATCAATAACACGATCAAGATTGCTATCATCTACATCATCTAAGTAATTAGCTGTGTAGTCATCACTTGCAGGATCTACATCAACATCACCACGATGAGTATCGTCAATTAATAGATCCAATGTAGTATCTTCACTTAGAACGTCTAGAAATAGTTCACCTTCTAGATCCTCTAGGAAGAATCGGTCTAAATCATTCATATTTTTTAACCTCCATAAGGACTATGAAATTATGAATATGTTGGACTTACCCTCTTTTAGCTATATCTGTACTAAGTAGATTACATTTATCCATTAAGATATAGATAATCACTGGTAGATAGTAGAATAGTTCATTTAGAGGTCTATCATAATTGAACTCTTCTAGCTCTCTTAGAACCTCTTCAGTGAAACGTTTATCATTTCTACGTAAGAAATACTCTATAAGAATATTCTTATAGAATCCAGGTTCTGTTCTATCATAAGCATCTGCTTGTTGAATACGTCTTACTGTATCATCATCATAAGCACTGATAGGATAATAAGCACCAGGTCTATACAAATGTACGTAATAGTATTCTTCTAAGCATCTAGCCAGCATAGAAGTTTGGTCTGTAACCAATGTAGCATTAAGATTTGGGTTACATAGTACATCAACTTTACCTTTCTCTACGGCATATTGGAATGTACGCTTATAGTCTAATGGGAAAGTCTGTGGCATATATAGTTGGTGGTCCATAAATAAGTATGGCAGTTCTGGAGAGTTCATACAATCAGTACGTAATATAAACTCTATCATGAAAGGATCATAGAAATTACGATCATCATACTTAAAGATATATGCTTGAGTTCTATCACTATAGAAGTAGCTTCTAAAGATAGCTCTCAAACTATTACAGATATTTTCTAATCTAGTGATATAATCATAGTCTGTGCTTCTAATAAGCATAGATAGGTTAGTACCTTGGTTACCGACAACCATTTCATACTCATCTGTAGCTAAGTTATCTAGCTCAGTAGTATCAGCATCCATAAGACTTAGTTTATAGCTAAGCTTATACATATTAGCACCATTAGGCATAGTATCTAAAGACACAGCTGTAATCTTAAATACAGCTTTATCTTTCATATGGTTAATGATGAAATAGTCTTGAGGGAATGGTTTGAACGCATTAGGTACTAAATAAGCATCTCCTTCTACGGAACTACCTTCAGCACCAAAATCACCAGCATCAATATCTATGGCAATTCTATCTATACCAAATAATACTACATCATTGATCTTATTAAATCTAATGCTACTATCTTTATCAGTATAACTATACATCATAGCTGTACCTTCATCGACAGTTGTCTTTTCAGTATTGATATTATAATACGTTACTGTAGTCGGAGCCTTATCTATGAATGTATAGAAGTTATTATCAATTCTATCGACCATACTATTTGTCATTGAGTTGACAGTATTGATATATGTCTTATTTGCTATTTTACCCATAGTTATTCCTCCTTGTGTACGATTACCTATCTGTTAAAGACAAAAAATAAACCCAGTATGAGGTATTATCCCCATACTGGATTAGAATAATTCACATTCTTCATCGATATCTCTTAATGGAACACCAAAGTCTTTCTTCTTCTTATTACTATGGAAATATACATCTCCAGTGAAGTAGAATCCATGTCTTTTGATATAAGACTTAGTGACTTCTTTGGATATCATACCAGCATCATCATTATCAAAGTAGAAATGCCATTCCATATTGAATAGACCATATCTACTAGCTAGATATTGTATAGCTGATATATAGTTAGAACCAGATGTGGCTAAATATATACCAGGCTCTTGATTACGTACGTTGAAGAATATGGACAATATATCAAATTGGCCTTCTGAGAGATGAATTTTAATAGGCCCAGTGGGTATACTAAGGCAACATGGGATTGTGTAGCTTTTAACCATTTCATCGTTCCCAGACATATTGATTATAATGTATCTGGGAAGTTCATTATCATAAATATGACGTAAAACTATCCCAGATTGGTCTGCTGTAACGAATCCAATATACTCATTATTGAGTATAACGAAATCATCATCAGTCATTCTCTTATACTTACGTATCTTATAATATATAGCATCATTTGATAAGTCAAATACTATACGACTATCTATGTATCTCTGTATAGGATAGTTCAATCCTAAACGACCATTAAGATAATCAAGCTTCTTCTGTATAATCTCATTAGGTAGCTTATTACCACTTTGCATGAAATTATCATATAGCTTATTGTAATTTATACTAGAATAGTTTCTCTTCTTAGTATACGTGGAATGATCAGAGTTCTCTCTTACTTCTTGGTTATAGATATTAACTTCCTTAATGGTATTAATATCTCTTACACCAAGTTTCATTAAGATCTCTTGATCAACTATACCACGTTCATTACATTTAAAGCAGTTATACATTATAGGTTTGTCTTCTTGGACGCTAATATATAAATGCTTCTTACTAGCACTAGACGTATGTCCACAATATGGACATCTAGCTACTAGTTCTTTTCTTTGGGCTGCAAACATTGAGCCCTGTATGCTATCTTTCAATAGCTCTTTTAAACTATAGATGTCCATATCATGGAACCTTTCTATTTTACTTTAGTACAGTTTTAATATCTTTATTAATCGTATTGTCTAAAATATATTGAATCTTTTTAAGACCCTCAATCATAGTATCGGCATCGTTGATAAATTTAGCACCAGGGAATTTCTCTTCAATACCTTTGCGGATTTCTAATATACCATCAGCCACTCTGTTTAGGTCAAGTTCTTTTACATGATAATCTTTATCTAAAAAGTCTTCTATATCACTAAAAACTTCATATAATTGACAGTACACAAAGTATTCAAATAGAAAGCCGATTACGAATAAAGACTCGTTAGTGATAGTATATTCTATTTTTGCATCATACCAAGCACCTTTGTCTGAATATACCCACCAATCATCTTTCATTGGTCTATATATTTCATCATTATACTCAAACTCAAATACATTACCTTGATTACCTTCATAGTACCAATATAGTTCATTGATGATACTACCTATTTTAAGTTGTACATCTTTCAAGTCTTCTAAGAACTTCATACCTCTACCTCAATTGATTCTTAACGTAATTTATCAAATGCTTTACTAAAGCACTCAAATAAATTAATTAACACTTTTGCATTAGATTCATTTACCTTATAGTCGTATTCTTTAGCAATCCAGTCTACTACATCAAGTACATCTTGACATAGTGTAAGGAATGTAACACCTTCACCAGGGAAGTCGTCATTAAAGAATACGTCTAATATACATAATGAAGATGCTCCTTCGGCAAAACTATACCGAATAAGAGCTTTAAATCTACAAAGTCTATATAAAGACTTAGTATACGATTCTACTGTTTCTTCTTTACCTTTGAAATTAGACAAAGCTAATCCATTAATTGTAGTTTTGAATTCATAAGTATCACCATCTTTTACGATGCTTAATACATCCTCTAATAGATCGAGCATATCTTGAGCATAATCATCAAAAGACGATTCAATTTGTGCAATCTCTGCTAATTTACTGTAACTCATTATTTACTAGCCTCCGTATATATGATATCAAGATCTAATAATGCTTTATGAGCATCTTCTAGTTTATCAGAGATATCTACATTATATGCTGCCAGTATAAATTTTTCAGCATTAGTTAATATGTCACTGATATCTTTAAATGTGATATCTTTTCTATCTTTAGATAGGAATCTTATTCTACCATAATCACTAAATAGATCATATAGTAAGTCATAAGCTACACCACTTGAGTATGCATCGATATCATCATAGAATAGATTAATGTAATCAAGAAATCTAATAGAGTCTATTAGAGCATGATACACTTCAATCTCAGAAGTTATCCTTACAATGTCTTCACGTATAGCATTACCGACTTCTTTCTCACAAATAAGAAAGATATTATTGTCTGTAGTTCCTCTGGATGTGAATCTACAATGGATATCATCTTCTACTGTAACTGTAAATGGATTTTCATCCATTACATATGATAAAGTCTTTACAGCGACCTTTACTTTCTTATCAATAGCAGTCTGTTTATCAAAATAGCTATAATGCATGATCATTACCAACTTTCTTTATCAATAATACTAACTAGCATTGGGTTATACAAATTATTGATAACTCGTTGAAGAGTCATTATAACTCTTTCGAATTCATCAGAAGACACATCAAACTCTACATTAGGGAATTTCTTCATAACTTGTACACGGTAATCATGCAAAGCATCAGTAATTTGAGATGCGTCTACTTTACCAAGACAATCACTCATAGTATCTGCCATAGCTCCAATAAATTCTTCAAAGCTATTATAGCTGATATCATTTAGAATCATTAGCACCTTATGAATACTAAAAGTGTCAATTTGTTTTATATTGACAGTTGGTGGTGCAAATCTTTTAGTATTATCTTCTGACTCATCTTTATAATAGAAGTTATCATCAGTTCTATAATCTACCCCTGTAGGCCAGTATGCTACATCGCCAACATGGAAGTCTAGTAGATTGGTAAAATCATCATCATATACTTCATTAATATATTCATATAAGAAACAGCAGTATTCGCTGATAAGGTCTCTAGCATCATTGTAATCGTTATATCTGCTACCAATTACAGAGTCTAATTGTTCTAGTTTATCAGTTACTGATCTTGATTTCCTTCTATCCACAAATACATTAGATAAAGCGGTTAGTTGTTGCCTAGTTTTTGCTTTTAGAATAGCGATAGCTGCATTATCACTATCTTTATATGCTTCATCATATTTTACAAAGAAGCTTACTGCTTCATCTGCCAATCTGAAACATTCTTTACTATTAAACTTTCCACCAGGGATATTATCTATAGCTACTTTTAGACTTTTATACCTAGGGTTAGCTGGCGTATTCCAGGTAACAAATCGTTCAATATGATAAGTTAGCCAATATACTTTGTCAATGAACTCTAATACACTACCTTTGATTAATACTTTCTTTTCACCAATGTATTGTATAGGTTCATTGTTTTCATCTGTGCCAGAGGCACTACTATGGCCTCCGACACCTTTTAAGATTTCATTTCTAACGAATTCTCTAAAACCACGACATCTTCTAACAACGTCACTGATATAGTCGTCACTTTCAAATAGTTTTCCATACATAATAGGATTCTCCTTTGCTCGATAAAAACAATTAACTTTCTAAAATCTATCCAATCATCAATACATAACGTAAGAACTCATCATTGATTACATCAGAGTTAGACATGATAGGTGCACCAGTATTCTCTTGATTATGATAATCAATGCATGTGAACTTAGATGATAGGATAGTAGCTAAAAGAGCCATAATATAGTTTTCTGTTTTCTCGCTCTTATATCTGTCAATAAGCTTCCTATACTCAGGAGAAGATTGAATCTTAGTAGATTCTTTCTTATTAACTGAGTTACGATTTACACGTTTAACTACTTTACCAGATAGAATAGCTGCCATAGTATATAGGCCCTTTTCGCATAATATTTTTCTACTAGCTATAATAAGTTTGATATAGCCAGTTAGAGTCAATGACTTTAATGCAGATGGATCTCCAAAGTATCTTAAGAATAGATAGCTAACTAATTCCCGTTGTAGCTCATTTACTGGAGATACTGCATCTTTAGATAACTCTTTTTGATAATAAGCTATTTCTTCAGGGTCAAATGGACCAAACTCATTATCAATAGTTTCCATAACCCGTTCATAGTTAACTTGGTTATGTAATAGTAATGACTCATTTCTTTTACTCATATGAGCTTCAAAGATATCTAAGTCACTACTGCTTTCATCATCACGTTTATCATGATTAAATCTATTGAAGACATAATCATACTTACCATCTACTATCTTAAAGCTCAATGTCTGTTCGATACTAGTATGGTTAAAGTGAACTACGTTTCTGATGTATGTGTATTTTGGGAATAACTGAATGATTACGTTGTTTAAGATATTGGCCGCTTGTTCATGTACACCAACAGCTGCAATCTCTAACTTAACCCATAACTTAGTATTCCGTTTATAGTTAACCATTACACCATTCATTACTGTTTGGTATAACTTATTAACTAAATCCATTTCTGGATGCATTTCACGAAGAAGAATATTGTAGAAGTAGATTAAGAACTCATCAATATTCGCTACTTGTCTATGAAATGCAAAGTGTGTTAGTAATGGAATAAGTATCACTTGGAATAGACTTACTTCCATCATAGCATGGACGTGTTGGTTATTGTAGTTTAATACAATATTACGTCCTTCACCATCGAATGAACGAAGCTCTAATACACAGTTAGCATCATTCATTTCTTTAACTTTCTTACCAATATTAGAATCCAGAATTAATCGTCTGATATCCCATTCTAGATTGGCTTTGTTATATTGCGGATATGCATCCATAGTTGCTTTGATGTATGCATATGCTGCTAATAACTCATGCTCAGGATCATAGAACTTTTCAAAGTAATTGATATACTTACAGAAATGCTCCTGCATGTCAAAATTAGCCTTAGGTATGCTATAGCCTCGTTTAGATTTTAGGTTAAAGATATCCAGATGCACGTTTAATTCTGGATCTTGTCCTAACTTCTCAGCTATAGGCATATATAAAGCGGAAGGTATTTTCTTTACAATTTCATCTTCTGGTAGTGGATCCCATCGATCCACCAAAGGAATATTATTACTGCCTTTTACAAATAAGTGCGGTTTTATCACCTCCATAGTTAACTTATTTGGGTCTAGTACTTTACTTTCGACCTCAAATGGTAGTTTGGTAAACATCGACATTCTGTAATCTTTTAGTTTCTCAGATGCTTGCATTTAATATTAACCTCCCTAATACGTGCACAGATATAATATATCATTATATCTTACTTTCGTTTGACAGATCCTGTTGATTTTGTGCTACGTATTGACTTACTTGCTTTACTAATTCCAACTCTCTTTGTATTGCCTATGGTCTTAGAAGAACCACGATCTCCACGAGCAGTAGATTTCCCTGTTGTTTTAGAAGTGGTACGTTTAGTCTTAGTACCATATTTCTTTTGCTGTTTTACACGTTCAGCAATTTTAGTTTCAGCATCAGTAATCTCTTTAAGATTTACTGTACCATCTTTATATTTACCCTTATCAGTAAGCTTATACTTATTAATAGTCAAATACCCAAAGTATAATATCTTAGCATAGTTAATTACTAGATTAGGGTTAGTTGTTTTAGGTTTATCACTAATAGCTTCTGAACTATATTTCTTCTCTAGTTCAGGAATAGTTAAACCATTCTTATGATATGCATAAGAGAATGTGTATGTAAAAGCTGGGTCATTACTAAAGAATTGTACTTTGTAATCTTCTAGCTTAGTATCATGCTCATCACCAGCTTTAACTGGAGAGAATTTATATATAACGTCATAAAAGAATCTAGGAATATTCTCTGATGGTATCTTCATGATACACCAGAAATTGCCTTGTTTATCTTTTATGGCAGAGTATTCAATCTTATTATTGTAGTCTACTAATACCTTAAAGAACTTCAATGAGTACATAGATGTCAATGCTGTTCTATTACCAGCAAATGATGCACCTGTACCTGATGGGTTCTTAATATATTGACGTAGAGTCATTATCTTTTTAGCCATAATAATTCTCCATCATAAACTACCGTAGGTTAGAGTCAGTGACCCTAACCTTGATAGCTGTTCATTATTTATTTTTCTTCAGATTTCTTCTTTTCAATTTCACGTATAGCATCATACATATTATTCGAAGCCTCTGGAGTTAAGAACTGATTACATGTGATAAGAATAGTCATCAATTTGGAAATGATAGTCAATACTGCAATGTCAGAACGAATAGAAGTAACTACGTCTTCAGAACGTTCACCTGTAGTAATATCAATAGGCATTCTAGGTAATAGTTTATCTTCACCACCTAGAGCTGCAACCATCATTTGATGTACAATACCTTGATATTCATATTCACTATAACTTTCATGAATTTCAGAACGTTTAGTGCCATATAGCAATGCTACAAGATCCAAGTAAGAGTTATAGATGATAGAAGAGATAGCTGCTTCTAATGTAGGATTTTCATCAAAAGCATTACCGTATTTCTTATATACATCTTGAGCCGCAAATAACCCTTCAAGATTAGATGCATAACCAAAGCCATGGATAGCTGCAGACATACAGTTTAATACAGCATCTTCAGCAGCATCAAAACGATTATCACGTTCTTCTTGAGTAGACCCACCGATATATAAGTCTAATGTATTAGCCTTAAGAGAGTTAAGTCTACGCTTAAGTGTACCAAGAGTATTTACATCTTGTCCATCACGTTTAGCTTCAGCAACTTCACGTTCAGCATGATCAATCATACCTTGATATAAGTCACTATATTCAGTAGTACCTTGTTTGTACATTTCACAAGGATTGATAATCTTGGTCTTACTGAAATCAGAGATTACAGCATCAGCACAACCAAAGAAGTCATGTACTGTTTCATTAGTTGGTGCAAGACCTTGTTTTTGTTCTTCTTCTTGAATAGACAAGTCTACATACTTCTTGATTGTTGTAGCATTACATAGACGAGCTAAATCAAGAATCATATTCTTATCTGTAATATTAGGTACAAATAAGAATGGGATTTGGATACCAGCAGATCGATACTTATAGATAGCTTCAGTTACAGCATCCATAGTAGTATCAATGTCACGGGTAGTTCTAGGACATAAAATTACTGTTGGAATCATACCCTTAATATCATTAGCTTTGATCGGATCCATAATATTACGCATGATAATATTTTGTACATAGCCAATCATTTCTGGTGTATCTACAGGGTCTTCAAAAAAGTAGATTTGTGGATGGTTTAGTTCAGCAAATCCTTCTTTGTTGTTTACATAGACTTTATCACCATAACCAGTGTTAATAGTCATACCGTCATATGTGCGAGTATAGTCTTCATCGATAGAAGAGTGTTTAACTGTGATAAATACTTCATTACCCATCTCTTTATAGATATTAGCGATGATAAGAGATAAGTCTTCATCACCATTAGTAGAGATTTTAGCAATACGATACATATCATCAGGAGTAGCTTCTTTAGCTCGAGATACAATAAGTTCATTAATCTCTTTTACGATGGCTTTGAATGTACGTTCAATCATAACTGGTGGTACATTATTAAGCTCATCGTCATAAATCTTGATATTTCCCGCTCCATTTGTTGCCATGAAGTTAGGTTCTTCTTTGGTAACAAAACGTTTGTAAATGTTGTACGCAAGAAGTGTTGCAGAGGTGGTGCCATCACCTACTTCTTTGACAACGTTATTAGTCAAATCTACCATAATGTCTGCTAGACTACTTTCGATTTGACCTAAGAATTTAATATTCTTAAGAATAGTATTACCATCTTTAGTGAACTTAGGTGTAGCGTCAGTTTGCATAATCTGAGTAGCACTACCATAAGGACCAAAAGAAGTTAATATAGAATCACGGATAATCTTTAACGTTTTAAGATTAGTTTCATGTAGACTATCTTTAGATACGATATTAGAAAGAATTTGCATCTTTCTTCCTCCTTAATTTATACAGGTTTAACCACTGAAGAATATATGTCTACTGTAAATATAGCATTATCATCACTATACTCTTCCATAAATTCTAAGTCAGGACTTTCTTCTTCACCTATGGTGGTTAGATTGAATCCATAATTAGCTAAAAATATAGTCTTTCCTTCAACTTTAGGGGTTATAAGTCCAACTGTATCTTTATCTTTTATATATAAAGCATCATAATCATTACGAGCTATCTCTTTTGAATCAAATACTCTAATTAGTGGAGATAACTCTCTTACAATAGCTTCTTCTTTCTTATTATTAACTATAACCCCGATATCAGCTACAGCACCATCAGACTTAATTAATACAGAAAAGAACTTATAGAACTCTGTAAAGTATATATTACGTCTGAGATACAATTCCATAGAGAACTCTTCTTTAAGTTCTTCATATAAAGAATCAGCAGAATCTCTATATTCTGGTTTAAGTAGTATATAGATAGGATTCTTCTCTGTTCTAGTAAGAAGAAGCAATCTAAGACTTATAGGGTCTTCTTCTAATACTGTGTCAAAGTATTTAGACTTACCATAATATCTTTGTATTAGAGTTGCTAGTGTGTAATCCAAATCAAATAGCATCCCAAATTCAAAGATTGCTTTTATTTCAGACATAATAATACCTCATAGGATAATAGGGAATAGTCTTAGACCATTCCCTATATCTTTTCTATCTATTATAAGTCATCTAAAGAACCGTTAGAGAACCCACCAGAGTTATTCATAGTATTAGAACCAGAAGAACTATTACCATCACCAGATAAATCATTCAATAATTTACCAACTGGAGAGTAGTCATATACTGCACGAGCAGATGCATAAGCACTACCATAAGCCATACCATTATAGAAGTCTTCTAAGATAGTAATCAAGTTTTCTAATTCAATGTATTTGTAATCATCTGTATTGTGTTCACCATCCATATCATCACGATTGAAGTTGTGTACACCGAAATAGTAATCCGCATTAATTTCATAGAAGATTTCCATTTCAATTTTAGATGCATCATCAGAGAACTTACGAATTGTAATGCATGGGAAGTCTGCTTTAGCCACTTCGAATTCTTCACCAGTGGATACAGTTACAAGTGTTTTACCTGTAGTTACACCAGCAGATTTAATAGCACCATCAGCATCAATAAACTTACGAAGTTCATTAGCTAAGATACGTGCTTTAACTGGTGTCAAGAATGCATCAGCACGGTTATCACGGTCCATTGTATAGTACTCACCATTGTTACCATTAGACTTAACTAAATGAGCAATAGTAAGTTTAAGCATATTATTCCAATAAGAAATATCAATACCAGTAGGTGCTTTATCCTTGTTACCATCTGGCATACGGAAACGATAACCACAGTATACGTTTACAGAACGATTGTTGCTACCATTACCAGCTTTACGTGTGTTAAATAATGATTGTCCTAGAGCCATTTTAAGTTTCCTCCTATAGAAAATCTAACTTAATTTTGATTACGAATGTGTTATACTAGTTATAATTTCCTACTTAGATAAAAATAGGCTACCATAGAGCAATGCTCTATGGTAGAACCTGTTTTGTTATTAGTCATCTTCGCCGTAGTTTACATAAATACGTCGATAGTTACGTTTATATACTTTCTTAGCTACAACGTCATTACGCAATTTGTTATATCGTTCATATAAATCAGCGAATGCTTTACGTTCTCTGTCAGAGATTTGAGGATTATCGTCATTAAGAATACCATCGATAACGCTCATACGACTATTAATTCTATGCAAGAGTAATAGAGCATCGTCCTCGTCATTAACGTTTTGAAGAGTGACAGCATAATCATAATAGTCTTCCTCAATGTCTTTAATAGAAGACATTGTGAATTTCTTGGTCATACTTTGGTATTTCATTTTAACGTCGTCAAATACAGATTCTAAGATAGAAGAATCATCAATTCTAGATAACGCAGTAATCATATGATTCATTTCACGTTTAACTAAACGCACTGGAGTGTAAGAAGCAGCTTTACGTAGTAAACGTATAGTACGGATACGTTGACCTTTGATATCATTGTAGATCCGGATTGTCCATGCAATAATCGCAGAAGGAGAACCACCTTCGGAGAACATGTTTAAGTAGCCAAACTTTTTGAGTTTACTAATAGCACTATTAAGTTCGTTAATGAACCCACAAGACATAATAAAGTCATCAATAGCAACGTTGCTAGTCAAGTCCGCCGTGAAGATTGAGGTTAATTTATGTAATAAGTCTTTCAATCCAAATGTAAGTATAGCTACGTAGTTTACATTGTCTGTAGTACGTAGTACATCATTTGTAGTATCAAGATACAAATCAATCTCTTTTACAGCACGATCTATTGGACCAGATGAGTTAATCATTGAACCTATATCATGTAGAATAATAGCGAGGATCTCTCTATTAGTCAAACCTAGCAATGGATTAAATAGTTTAGAGTCCAATTCAACGTAGTACTTCTCAATAGTAGTAGTATAATCAGATATAAGTAAAGGATATACATCCTTTTCTTTTAAGACTGGTTGTACATACACACCAAAGAAGTCTAAGTCTGTGTTATTAGTGTATAAGACACCCTCACATTTGACATCTCTGAAGAACATGTTTAATTCATATGCAAAGTTTCGAAGGACATCAGGATCAGCATCTTGTTTTAATGAATCAATTATAGTTAAGAGATCATTAAAATCATAATTTGTTTTTGCTTTATCCATTCTTATCCCCTTGTGAAAACAAAGAGTGAGCCTATAGACTCTCAGTCTATAGGCCTGCTCTTTTACAATAAACCACGAATGCTATACTAATTCACCATCAGCATAGTATTACTGAATGTGGATATTATTTTTCAGTTTCACGAACTACACGATCCAATTCGAATGGTTCAACTTTAGAAGTTACACCTGCTGCACGCATAGCATCCAATTCTGCTTTAGCTGCTTGAGCTGCTGGAGTCAATTCAGCTTCTACAGAGTAGGAATGAGGGTTGGAAGCCAAGTCGTATTTTACAGGGTAAGGGTAACCAGTTGGGGATACAACTTTAGTGCCGTCATGACGGATGGAATCATAGAAACCATGATCGTTCATGTCGTAACGTTCGTTGTAATCTTTAGTTACAGGTTTAGTATTTTGAACTGTATCACGAAGACCGGAAGCGTTCAAGATACGAAGACGACCTTGTACTGGTTGATAGGAGAAGAAGTGGAAACGTTCAAACGCATGTACAGCTGGGAGAGCGTAGTTTTGTTTGTTACGGATTTCGTTGGATAAGTACAATTGATAATCGTAAATAGTGTAGATAACACGGTCAGTGTTACGAGGGTTCAATACGATGATCAAGTTGGAATCGTTACGAAGTTTATCGGAAGAAACGAAGTTGTAAACACGTTTGTCGGAAGTTACAACTGTACGTTTGTAATCCAATTCTACAGGACCAATGCTGGATGGGGATTGGTAAGTGTATTCTACTGGAGTAATACGACGAATCAATGCAGGAGCACCGATAACGGAAACAGTTACGTTAGGATCGTTCAATACTTGGAGCAATGTAGTTACATACATATCTAATTGGTCCATGAACATTGTACGTCTCCAGTTTACTGGATCCATGTTATAAGTGTCTGGTGGGCAGAAGTCGAATGTAGCTGCAAGTTTGTTAGCTGCAGGCATAGTTTTGAAGGACAAGTCCAATTCTTTACGGATTTTGTCATCTTTGTAGTTACCCAATACGTCTTTGATCAAGCCAAGAGTTTTGGACAATTGGTCAACGTTGTATAATGCTTGAACGTCTTTTACTTCTTCAGGAGAAATAGGAACGTTGATAGGGTTAGCATTAGGGATTTCTACGATTTGAGTTACAGCATCCCAACGTACGGATGGAGTATCGATCATAGCGTTGGAAGTGTCACGTTTGGAATCGATGATTACACCTTTAATGTCAGCAGAACCAACACAGGAAATCATGAATTGATTGTTTTTAGTGTAACCAGTGATGTAGCCTTCAACTACGTCTGTAGTACCAGGTTTTACGAAGTTGAATTTAGTAGTGATTTGACGATCTAATTCACCATAGCCAGGTTCGAAGCGACGAGGGCTAATAGCGATAACCAAGTCACCAGTATTAGCTGCAGTTTTAACGCCTACAGTTTTGTAAGTTTCACCAGCAGCATTTACAGCTTTGGAGTCAACTACGATAGCATCGCCATCATGAGCGTTAGTACCGTCGATTACGATACCAGTGATAGCTGTAGTAATGGAGTATGCATCATAAGCTTTGTTGAAACCATCTTTAGCACCATAAAGAGCCAAGTTCAAGGATTCACGCATAGCTTTTTCGTCAGCACCACCAGGGATGATAGGTTTAGTTGGGTTAACTTCTACGAATACACGACGTGTAGGAGCAGAAGATTCCATCAATTCGAAAATACGATTTTGTTCTGTGAACATATCGATTTCAGTACCATCAACACCGATCATTTTGCGCACTTCCATGCTCAAAGTGAACTTAGGAGTTTTAGCTACAGCTTTAGGAATAACGCCTTTATCGAAAACGTTATTCATCATCATATTTTTGTGTAAAGGTAACACAAGACCCATTACAGGGTTGTAAGAACCGATGGAAGCATATTCCAAGATACCTTGACGGTCATTTTCGAAAAGTTGTTCCATCATCATTTCGTGGTCACGAAGACCTGCTGGATTGTCAGCAAATTCGTCTGCATCAGCAGATTCATTTACGAAGAAGTTTTTAAGGGCACGAGCAGCGTCCTTATTACGCATTAAACGAGCAGACTCAGTAAAGAAGTCTGTTTGTGTTTCGCTTGCGATATTTTCCGCCATTTCTACAATGGCATTAGCGAATTCGTATTCAGCACCTTTATGGAAAGAACGGCTGGATACAACATCGCTAGATTGATTACCTACAACTGGCATATTTGTAGTCTCCTTTCAGGATAGTTTAATTTAAACATTAATGCTCAAATTAGCGCATTTTAATATATTGTTATATTAGCTAAACAGGGCAGACTGGTCACTCAGTTTTTTCTGTATCGTCTTCTTTAACTGTAGTAGCAAGTAGTTTGACAAGTCTATCTAATATAAGCAGCGAGTAAAATAGTTCAGACTTATTCTCAATATAGGACTTAGTCGCAAACGTATTAATGATATAGTGTTCAACTGTATCACGTAATTGTTGCGTAAGTTTAGTCACACGTAGTACTATATTGATATTGTCTGGAGTCTTAGCAATATAATCGATCTTAGTAATAAACCGATTGATTTGATCATACAAATCCATCCATCTAGTCTTAAGTTCTTTTATTGCTATATTTTTCTGTTCTGGTTTTAGATTGTTGAAAAGGTTATCTTCAATGGCTTTGATATCAGTATCTAATTTAGGGTCTCCACCAGTACTACCATCGTCAGTACCAGCATCACCTGTACCATCTCCAGAGTCATCAGTGTCTCCACCGTCATCTCCTCCGGCATCAGGTACATCATCACCATCTTCGGATGGAATATCGTCTCCATCTTCACCAGAATCTGGTTCGATATCATCACCATCACCAGTATCATCACCTGTGTCGTCAGTACCAGCATCTGGAGCATCATCTCCGTCTTCAGTTGGTACATCTTCACCATCTTCTGATGTATCAGGTTCAATATCATCACCAGTATCGTCACCACCATCAGCGGCTCTATCAGCAGTGTCTCCACCGTCATCATCCGCTGGAATATCATCACCTTCGTCAGGTTCTACTCCATCATCTTCTGGTGCATCATCTGCAGTATCCCCACCATCTGTATCACCATCACCGGTATCAGTATCATCGTCATCAGTAGGAACTTCATCATCACCATCATCTGGTTCAACATCATCATCGGTGTCGTCATCAGCTGTATCATCTGCTGGTGGTTCTTCTTGAGTATCATCATCTTCTGGAACTTCATCTCCATCTTCAGGAACATCTGGTTCCATTGTATCATCATCTTCAGCAGGGGTATCTTTTTTCTTCTTATTATCCTCTGCTTCAAGGATAATAGAATTAGTTAGTTCGTCAAGGAATCCCATATATTATCCTTTCATAAAAACTCTCATATTTATTCTAAAATCATTTAACTTGGTTGACTGTTGCCCATACATCTCTATTAGATCTAATACATTTCGTACCCCTACTCCAGATTCAAGGTCTCGTTTCACATATCGGAGCATTGATGTAAGTTTACTAGTACCCTTAATAATTATAGGGTATTCACATAGTTCTGGATGTACTGTAAATATAGGATACAAATCTACACCTTCTATGACTATCTTATGTGGTTTAGAAATACAGAATTCAATTATCTTAATAATCCATCTTCTACGCTCAATAGTAAGCTGTTTCTTTTCAGGGGTCATAGGGTTCTCCCCATCAGCAAATACTCTTGCCCATGTATAAATGAACTTTAGGTATTTAGGGTTCTTATTAATAAACTCATAAAAAGTTTTATAGTGCTTCTTACAATAATCAACCAACCAATCAATACTTTGTGGATAGATTATAGCGTCCAAATTCAATAATTCAGCATTATGCTTTTTAGCTAATTCGAATGATAGTGTTGTCTTACCAGATGCTGGGTAGCCTAGTATAAAACATACATTGAATCCTTTACCACGGTCAAATCTATCAAAGTTTACATATATATCATCATCACTAAAAAATAATGGATGATCTATCTCTGATTTAAACAAGCTCATTATTAATCATCCTCATCTTTAGATTTACTAATAGCTTCACCGTGTTTAACTACCATAGTATATCCAAGCTTTTCTTTTTCACGGATAAGTTTTTGTTTAATCTTCATAAGATTACGAATCTTTTCTAATTGGTTCTTTTCTTCGGCATCTTTAAGATAACGGTTACACATATTGATTTCGATATCTAATTCATCCATAAGTTTTCTACGTTCATCAGCAGAAGCTTGACGTCTAGTTACCCACCATCCAAATAAACCAATTACAGATAACGTTGGTGCTACCATATATAATACACCAGTAGTGATAGCTAGTTTAATAATAGTAGAAGCTTTAGGGATAAACTTATCAGCAATAACTTCTTCCCTAGCATTATCTTCTGTATCTTTAGTTACAGCAGACATTAAGTTCTTAATAGCAGCATCAAAAGTACGACTAGCCATCTTTTCATTATCAGATAACTCAGTGAGCTTCTTATCTAGTTTTACACCAATAGCTTTAACTGTATCTAAGAAACTCATTTCCATATGTACTTTTTCTGCAGTATCTAGATTAGCCTTACTAGGTGTAGTAAAGATACCTTTGATATCACATTCTAAAGCATAGTATAGTTCACCTAATACGTAAAGATACTCTTTCATATCACGGCGTTCTAATTCTTCTACATACCCTTTGAAGATAGCTACTAATTGATTGTAATCATAACCCTCTTGGAGAGAAGATATTTTAGTTACAACCAAATCAAAGATTTCTTTACGAATATAGTCAGATAGAACTAGGCTCTTAGATAGAATCATAGCGAACTCTTCTGGCTTAGTAGAGTTACAGATAAACTCTTTATATTTGAAACCAGTTTCGCCATCTAGTTTTAATGCTCTCCAAGTACGGATAATATTACTACGGAGCAATTCATTACCACCGTCATCATAGAAGTCTTTATCAATATGATCAGTATCTTCTTCAGTAGCTTCAGTAACTACAGAAGAATGCTTGATAATCTTTCTAAAGCTTTCTTGTAATACATTATCAGTATCTCTAACGAAGAAGTATCCAGTAATAGCTTCTAGTACAGCATATCTATCATAATCACAGTTATACTTATCTAATAAATAGAAATAGTTTTCTAGAGTAATCTTATACTTATCTTCAATAGGAAGCTTGTAAGTATCAATTAACTCAGCAAACTTAATAGCATACACTTTAGATTGTACTTCATTGAATACATTCTCAGAGATAAGCTTATCTGTATTGAAACGTTTATTAATCATTGTATGATTCTTAATAACTCGGTCATAAGTACATAGAGCATTAGCCTCATTAAGAATCTTTTCTACAGCATGAATATAAGCATTCTTTTGATGCTTAGTAAGTTCAGTACTTTCATTGATTGCATCCGTACGGTTAGCAAGAATATTCTTCATACTTCTACGGATACGTTCAGGATCTTGTACTCGACGTACACCTTCTAATACTCGGCCAAAGTATTTCTTTACATGTACAGGGTTATTAATCTCTAATGCATCAAGATATAAACCAATAGATTTAGCTACTGATTCATCTAAGTTAGCATCCAAGTTTAAATGGTTCTCGATTGCAATTTTCAAATTTTCCTCTGTAGGATTTCTCCTGGCTTTTTCATAAGCATAAGCCATGATAACCCCACTAGGTTTACGCTTACTTTCTAAGTATGCTTTACGTTGTCTTAGTCGTCTTAGCATTTTTACGTTTTACCCTCACTTTCTATGAATAATTGATGATTATATATAGGTTCTCTAATTAATTTACCCAGAATGCACTTATAAGGGAAACATATAGTTAATTTTAATCCCATAAGAAGAATCGGAGGTACTATATAGATGTCCATTAAAAACATCCCATACATTATCCACGAAGCTCCTATGGCTATCGCATCTTCTGAAATTGTGTCTGAGAATAATGGTAAGATCATTGCTCAAACTATTTTACAAGACTTAGGTGTACAAAACCGTAATAGACGTATTTACTTACCTAATGACTTATTGCCAGAATTGCGTGCTAGTCGTGCTATGGAGCTTCTTGAAACTGGTAATCTTAAAGGTGAATTAGGTCACCCTATGAGCCAAGAGTTATCCCGTCAACAAACTATCGATCCAGTATTAGTTTGCTGTAAATATCTTAAACTCTGGAATGAGGGTAATCTTATTAAAGCTCACGTTACTGGCACTAATAACCAATACGGTGACTACTTCAATAGAGACCTTATGGATGGAGAAAAACCATCTTTCAGTTTACGTGCTCTAGGTACTATGCAAGTTAATGGTGGTAAGTCTTATGTAAAAAATATTAAAGTTATCACTTGGGACCGTGTAATCTACCCTTCCCATAAAGTAGCTTATGTAGAAAAACTTATTACTGAATCTGCTGATGTAGATACAACTTCTATAAATAGTAACCAAGTTATAGTAGAAGAATCTTACCAAGGTTCTATTATCCCTATTACTAACTGCCCACAAGTTAAAGACTTCATTAAAACTGAATCTGCTAACTTAGATATCATGGCAGAAGCATTTGGTATTAGTTCTTATGATAGCGTTGCTGTTACCAAAGAGGGTACAATCCAAATGTTTAACCAAGATGGTTCTACATTGGTTATGAAACCAGAAGACTACATCTTAAAAGAAATTAGAAGCTACGCTGAAAAGAATTTCTAAGAAAAAAATAAAAAGAATCTAGGTAGAGTCATTGACTCTACCTAGGTTTTACTATCAAAGCTATCTTATTTGGAGTTACAAATCTCCAACCCATAGGCCAGTAGTTATCATATACTTCACCATAATACTCAAAGAGTTTATGGGATGGTATGTATATACCATTACGTCTTACTGGTAAATCACCAAATTCTTTTAGCCCTGTATATAGATCACAATCTCTAGGGATATTAGTCATATCCCCTAGCATTACATAGTTCAAATATATAGGGTATGTAGCAGGATTTCTGTAGACAAAGTTCTTATGATCAGAATACTCGTCTATATAATAAGTCTTTATAAAGTCTACATCTATTTGGTAGCCTAATAGTTTAGCTAATTCATCTAACCTATTAAGCATAAATGTACCAGTTCTATACTCATTCTCTGCCTCACATTTATCAACCAATCTATTTTGGAAATGTAATTGATAAATGTCTAGAGCCTGTTCACAGTGAGATAACTCATGTAAAGTAATCTCAGTGACTCTAGTTATATACCGTTCTATAGTATCTTCATCTTCACCATATTTGAATATGGTTGGTAAGCTTACACTGATCTTACCAAATACAGATGTATTTGCATAGGCATCTGGATCTTCTCGTAATGGAGTATCCAGAACATGTAATGTAGTGTATGGGTGGGATGGATTAATAATCCCGTTGTACTTAAGATAAACTTTAATAGCAGCTTTCCTCATTAATTTAGAGGCCACTTCATAAGAAATACGCATAATATCTATCACCTCAACATTATGATATATAACCAAAATAACCATTAAAGGAGGCAAATAGGCATGGCATATAATAGAATGACAGACGTCATTAATAAGATCGAACGACGTCTAGGTACAAAGCCATTAGGATTACCGCCTGAACTAGCTAAAGATAAATGGGCTAGTGAAGTAATCATTCCAGATACACTATCTACGTTTAGTAGATATTTCCCTCATATGATTAGAGTCTTGTTGACTAAAGACGATCAACGTGGAGACTATTATCTTCTTGATAGACATATTCCAGAGAACTATGAAATTCTTGGTGTTAAAGATCTTATGTGGGAAGACTTGGATACTACAAGAACTGGTGTACAGCAATATGGTACATACGTTATGTCAGCTAAAGCATTAAGCTTTGATGATATGATGCTATCTCAACAATATTCAAACATTGCATCATTGTTTAATAATAACGTATACGTTGAATACATTCCGCCTAATATGGTTCGTGTAACTATGAATATGGCAGGTCAAGTATCCAATATCCTAGACCAAATGACTCTAGGTGTATTCGTTAAACACCCATCTAACCTAATGACTATTGAACCAACTAAGATGGAAACATTTGAACGATTGGCTACAGCTGATGTAGCAACTTGGTTATTTGAATACTTAAAACACTTTGATGGTATTGAGACAGTATTTGCTAATATCGATCTTAAGTTATCTTCTCTTGAACAACAAGCATCAAGACGTGAAGAGATTGTACAGTTCTTACAAGAGAACTATGTCAACCCAGCGAATGGCAATCAACCAATTATGTACACAGTATAATAGAAAAAATCCACTATGAGGAAATTCCTCATAGTGGATATTTCTTTGTTTATAATGAGATATTATTAGTTCCAAGTAAACCAGTTGTACCCATATACTTAGCCATAGTACTAGCATGTAATAATGGATTATATGTAGATAAGAATCTTTTAAATCCTTTGATGCGGTTTATAGTTACATTGAATGAATCTTCTGAAGACTCATTAAATACAAAACTTACACCAGCATAGAATGACCCAGTCTTCTTATTATCAATAACCACAGGTACACAGTATAATGATGCACCTCGGTAGTCTTTCATAAGCATAGGTCTTACTGTATTAGAATTACATCTTAAGTCATAAGATACTCCATCTTTACCACGTACGTAGTCAAATGGTGAACCCTCTGCATTTACATCACAGACTTCAAGAATAGTATCTATTAGCTCACAGAACTCATCATAGTTCTCCCAAGTTAAATCTATAGATACATTATTATTACCACGTTGAGTCAAAGACATATAGTACTTATATCTAAGATTCGTGGTTATCTTATTACCACTATTAACTATAGTATACTCATTATGTAATGGACTAAACTTAGTATTACCATTTCTTAGTGTTGTAGTATTGAATGCTACAGTAATCTTCATAATCAGATTATTACCAAAATCAAATACTTCCTCGCTTATCTTAGTATATGATTCAAAATTTTCCATAGTGCTTCCTCCAAGAAAAATTAACCGTCATAAGATAGTTAAAGTCCTTGTAGAATACAAAAAATAAAGACGGGATTGGCTACCCGTCTTTATAAATTAAGCTGAAGCTTTATCAGTTTCGACCTCTATCTTACTAGTGTAAGGTAGTTCCAAAGTGTAGGTGTTTGCTTGTTCATCCACCTGTTTCAATACCAACAAGCCATCTTTTGATGCTTTTGCATCATAATATAACGGCTTGCCAGCCTTAGATGCGAGTGCTAAGATATTTTCTTTTATCTTAGCATTTTCGAATCCTTTTTCGATTACAACCCTAAGTTTCTTAGGGATGGAATCATAATTGACTACTTTGAGCAATTCAGGATCAACCTTTTTCTCTTTAGGCTTCTCCTTCTTTTCGGTCTTGGTCTTAGGTTGCTTTTTGTTATCAGCCTTTTTTGGCTCTTCTTTTGCTTCGGACAGATTGATGACTCTATCGGCATATCTAACACCGTCGAAAGTCATCAGCTGTTTAACCTGACCAGCATCCGATAATAGATCAAACATTGGCTCCGCTAGCTTTAATGTATCTTTATTATCAGATACATATTTAGCAACAGCGGATGCTAACAGTCCACCGATAACCAAATCGTATTCTTTCACTCTATTGAGTGGTAAGAATAATACGATTCCTATTTGGCGGACTAATTCGTCCATCTCCACACGCACAGGATCTTTAGAGATTAGGTCTTTGATAAAATCATTATCAACCACCTGCTCAACTAAATATCCAACACTTTCAGTAAGATGGTCTAATGGTTGCATAAAGAATGCCTCCATTAGCTCAGCTGCTTTTTTGGCATCATCTTTAGCGATACCTTTTACAACAACCTCAACGCAATATTGATCCATCAATTTTAATTCTTTCATGGTAATATCCTCCTTTATGTAAAATTAATTAAACTACCATAGAATTACAGTTATATTATACAACTGAAATTTCTTTAATAACGAAAAATCCGATAAAGGCATTGCCTATATCGGAATCCTTTATTTATCTTTATCTTTCTTATATACGCTATTTATATCGAATGTATCTCGATAGTCTATAAACATACGTTTTGCTTCATATTGAGCTTTTACATTCTCACGAATCAACTCAAGTTCTTCAGCTTTATTATTCAATGTATTGAAATCTAGTTGGATTTCTTTACAATCTGAAGCATATTTCTTAAATATAGGTTTCTTAGCTCTATAATACTGTCTAGTAGATGTAAATCCTGTGTCTACAAACTCAATATAGTCAGTATCATCATTTCTAGTTCTACCTAGTGTTTGTCTAGCTAATACTTCAGACTTGAATGGTTCATTTAAGACAAATGTAGCTCTAAGTCCACGTATATCTAAAGCAGCACCAGCAGACTTAGTTGTAGAGAGAATGATAGTCTTAGATAAAGCTATTTGTTTCTCTGCTTGTGTATAAGTGGATGTGAATATACCAACATCTCCACGATACTCTGGATAGTTCTCTTCTATCCAGACTTTAATCTCTTCAATAGCTTGGTTAGTCCCAATATATACTAAGACTTTACCACCTATACGTAGAATCTTATCCATCATAACAAGCATAATCTTTCTAAACTCTTCAGTATTGACTAATGAGTTCATATACTTATTACGATCTAATCCATACATGTAATTATAACAGTTAGCTCTCATTTGTGGAGTCGGTCTGCTATTATATAGAATAGCATGGTATCTTGTATGTGGATCATTATCAGCATCAAACAAGTCTATCTTAGGTACATTCTTAAAGTATAGCTTATAGATGGTATTCTCATCACTATTACTCCGTATAGGTGTAGCAGTAAGATATAAAGTCTTCTTTGTATTTGTAGCATAGTCTATACTAGCAATATTCTCAAAGTTAAGATGTGCTTCATCGAATACTTTCATATACACATTAAGCTTCTTGAATAGTTCACCGATAGAATCCCATCCAAATCGTTCACCAAAGTTCTTCAGTGTAGAATGGGTTACCATAAATGCTTTATACTTAGATAAGTCTGTAAATCCTTTAAGAATCTTGTGTATAGCGGCTGCACCAGTGATTATCAGTACCTCCCTAATGTCGGTATTGGTATATTCTGCTACACAGTTTTGCCACTGTTCTAACCATGCCTTATTTGAGGCAATTACGCATATCTTTACATTCCAATATGCCATAGCTGCTATAGTTACATAGGTTTTACCAGCACCAGTATTTAAGTTTACCGATAACTGTGTCCTATTACTATTAGCCATATATTCACCCTTAGCGAGAATGAATCTTAGAGCTTCTTTTTGTACATCGTCTCTAGGCATATACTTAATAGTGGTCATAGTAGTCTGCTCATATGGATCACTATTGTACTCACGTTCCATTTCTACACCTAAAGTTCTAGCTATAAATCCTGTATCAACCCCTCTAGGGAGATACATAAGTTTCTTCTCTTCGTCAAACCTAACTCCTACGTATTTATATGTATGAGTCAAAGGATCGAAGATAGTAAAGTACTTTTCTAATCCAGGTACTTTACCTGGAGTATAATCAGTAACTACTATACAGGTATTTCGTATTATAGCTCTCATAATACCTCCTTTAAAGAGAATACAGTATGGGAATAGCTCCCATACTGTATAGTTTCTTTAGTCTTCAACTTTAACAAACATGCTTTTGACTTCTTTCTTAGTATCATCTATAGATAAGTCTCTAGCTTCTTGATTTAAGAACTCTTGAGGGTTAAGCATGTAATAGTAATCTATAGAAGATGGAGTTTCTTTCAAGAATGTATTAGGGTTCTTCAATGTATCCTTAATACGTTCATATGCTAAGGAGATAATCAATGATGGATTTTCTCTCAATGCTGTGCTTAATGCAAGTAATTGATACTTGGCTTCAGGATAAGACCAATCGGGTTTACCCATAATATCATCAGCCGCTCTAACTAAGTTAGCAATGATAACCTCAGTATGTACACTCATTACATTAAGACCACCCTCAATGATGGTAGCATTAAACTTAGTAATGATTTCAGGTAATGTAAACTTAGGAGTGATGCTTGCAATATTGATAATACGTTGAGCTTGTTCCATTGTTTTAGCTAATTCATTATTTTGAATACGCATAAAGAATAATGGAGTCTCTTCATTCAATAATGGCTTAGCATTCTTCTTAGCCACATGTAATCGTACATCGAAATATTCACTATCATCATCAGGTATACTAGAGTTAACCATTCTACCAAAGATATCACCAAGATAGAACTTAGATACATGATCTATATCAATTTCTTCACCACCATCTTCATCGATGATCATGAACTTATCGATATATTCATTTAAGATATCAGTATCTTCACGTTCTTCACGGATAGAATCATATTCTTCATCTGTAGTATCTTCAGAGATACTATCTTTATAGATACGAATCTTAACTTTAGATAAATCTACTTCTTCTTTAGGGAGAATACGATTATCAAAGATAGTAAAGTACTTTTGGAACTTAGCAGGCCATTCAATAGTTTGAAGCTTAACTTCAAGAAGATGTTTAGCTGATAATAGTACTTGAGTAAACTCTCTACTGATAAGCTCTGCAGCGAATTTACCGATATTGATATTATTATTAGTATGAGCTAACTTACCATAGCAACGATAACAAATACCATGGCCATGTACAGCAGATGCACATGTAGCTGGACTATATAGATATACAGTTTTACCCTTGAGGTCTTTCCAGCTATCTTCAGTAATAAGTACATCGAAACCATTAGGTTCTAGACGACACCATCTGTCTATATACTTATCGAAGAAGACTTTATTATCAAACGTAATAGGAATTAGGTTTTGAGTATCACATTTGAAGTTCTTGTCTTCATGGAGATAACTTTCTTGAGCTAATAGACCAAGAAGACGTGCAAAGTAACCTGCATCACCAACGTTATCTTTAGCTAAGATTTGTGCAATACGTCCGCCAGCAGATTCAATAAAATAGGATACATTATTATTTACACCACCAGTAATAAAGCTATTGGAAATGATGTATGGATATACACCACCCTCACCATCTGGCTTAGCACCAATGAATCCCATAAACTCTCTCAACTGTTTAAGGTTGATAGTTTCTTTTGCTCTAAAAGCATTAGCATAGATATGGTCATATCCAATATACTTCTTAGAGTTCTTTACATAATCCTGAATCTTATCAATCAACTTATTACCATAAGACTTAGATTCAGATAAGGTTACCTCATCTAAGTTAGGATAGATAAGGTTTCTGTATTCAGGAATATTCTTAAGCATCATAACTTCGTCATGTAAGTTTACACTATTAACGAAGAATGGTGCAAATTGGTCCACGAAACTAATATTGAAGATCATATCAGCAATAGCTTGATTCAAAGTCTTCAATGGAATAATCTCTCTATATGGACCAATGATAAGTTTATTAATATAGCTTTCGATAGCTCTACCAGGGATACAGTTATCGAAGAATAAGTGTTCTGGCTTAATAGTATCACCGACTTTAACGATGATATTCCAGAATATCATATTAATCATATAGTGTGCGAATGTGAGTTTAATAACTTTACCACCAATTCGTACACCAATCTTTTTAGTTCTCACTAATTCAGATTCAATCATATCTTTCAAGATATTTAGAATGCTTTGGTAGTGAGATTCCCAATTATATATATTAATCTTTTCTACGTCTATAACTATATCTTTACCTAAGACATAGTCAGCATAGATACCGTAATTAGCTAGGTTATTCATAAACGCTCCTCCTTATAAAATAAACCATGTATATTACTACTACTATAATATACATTTATATGTCCGGAACGTTGTTGATTTTTATAGGTAAAATACCCACTATAGAGCAGTGCCCTATAGTGGATACTTTGTGATTATTTTTTATTAGGTAATGCTTTAACTTTGGATGCGGATTTGATGAATTCACGTTGACCAACTTTAGCAAGTTTAACTGCTGCATTGTGGTATTTTTGAACAATCTTAGCAATAAGTTGACGTTCTTTAACACGGTTAAGAACCAATTTAGTCCACAATGGATCTTTTTTGTCTTTAGCCAATTGATAAGCAGCGATTTTTACACGGCGAGCCATATCATCTTGACGGGACAAACGAACCATAGTCTTTTTGTTAAGAACTGCTTTTTCCAATAAAGCTTCAGCTTCAGCGGATTCAACGAATTCTTTACGAGCTTCGTCATCCAATTTAGCAAGCTCAGTGTACAAGTAAGATGCTGCAGTAGCTTCAACTACGCTTTGTGCTGTATCTTCAAGTACAGGAGCGTCTTCTAACATAATGTCGTCATCAAAAAACATGAGATAATCCTCCTTAATATTAAGAATTGATTTAAAGAAAAATATTTTTCTTGGATTTATATGGTTTTGGTAACCACGATTACTGTATTGTTATAGCTATAGCTAGCAATCTGGTTTAAAAATACAAAAATACATAGCTTAAAACACCAAACTAACCAGGAGGTATGAGCTATGAAACTAGATTTGAATGTGATTAAGAAATACAAAGAGGAAATGACTACGTTATTACGTATGCAATTCCCGACATTGACTATAGATGAAATACAGTTCTTTATTGAAGACACTATTGAACGGAAGTTTAATAATCCAGATGTACGTATAGATAATAACTATAAAGATATTGTAGTTGACTTACAGTTAACTGATTTAGTTAATAAGATAGAGACTGATAAACCTATCTTAGTTCCTAATGGGTGTTTGTTTAAACAACACGAAGAAGGCTTTACCCCATTCTATAGATTATTAGAGTCTTATGTAACTAAACGTAAAGCTTATAAGAAGAAGATGTTTGAATACCCTAAGGGTTCAGACGAATTCAATAAGTATAATCTATTACAGTTATTAGCTAAACGTGATGGTAATGCTACATATGGTGATATTGGTTCACCAGCATCAGCATCATATAACTTATACGTTGCAGTTGGAACTACGGCTACAGGACGTATGCTTATCACTCATGCTATTAGTCTATTTGAACAAATCTTCACTAATAATCTTAAGTTCCAAAATATAGATGAAGCTGTAGTATTCTTGAATAGGATTATTAAAGAACCATCTCATATCTATAGTAGAGAACTAGGATTGTCTAGAGATATTCCTATAGAAGAAGTCTATAAAAAAGTTATAGAGTCTTGTGGTGTATGGGTTAATGATACAGAAGAGCATTTCAGTAAGTATAGTGATATCATTTGGAATATCTTGATGTATCAATCTCAAGAAGTACTTAATAAGATATACTATAAGAATAACTTATATAAACTTGTGGTTGATTCATCTCATGTACAAGACTTAGTTAAGAATATCTTTAGTGGTATTAACGAACCATTTATGAATCCTAATGAACCACCAGAGAATATAGTCGAAAGTCTAAATAAGCTTACAACTATATTTATGGAATGGTGTTATATGAGATACATTGTATCTGATAAGTTTGAAAGATGCTCTACAATGACTAGGGATATTGTATTACTTACAGATACAGATTCTTCAGTAATTAGTACAGATAAATGGATTCATCTTGTAGATAATATCTTAGTAGACCATGATTGTACATTAGTCAATGACCTCAAGGAAGTTGTAACTAAAGAGAGAAAAGAATTATACAACTTCTATACTGATGAAATCGAAGAAGTCGAAGAAGAAACTAAAATCACTGAGGGATATGATGCAGTACGTATTTCCAGTGTAAATATCTTATGCTATATCGTAAGTAAGATTCTTAAATCTCATTTCCATCTTATTGCTGAGCAATATAATACTTTGACACCATACAAGGTATGTCTTATTGACATGAAGAATGAGTTCTTATTTAAACGTGCATTACTTACACCAGCTAAGAAGAACTATGCTACAATCCAAGAGCTTCAAGAGGGTAATATAGTACCTAAGAATAAGCAAATGGACATCAAAGGTCTTCCTATCAATAAGTCTGTATTTAAAGACAGTATTAAAGATGAGCTTCAAGGAATACTTAGAGAGAAAGTATTGCTTAAGCCTGAAGTAGACCAATTAGAAGTTATTGGTTTATTAGCTAAGATTGAAAAGAATATCCATGATAGTATCAAGTCTGGAGAGAAAGACTATTACAAACCAGTATCTGTAAAATCTATTTCTTCATATGCAGACCCTATGAGAATACAAGGTATTAAAGCGGCTATTGCTTATAATGAAGCTATTCGTGATGAGGGTACTGAACCAATAGATTTAGATAGCAGAAACTATTTAGAGATACTTAAAGTTAATATTAGAGAGAAAAACATTGGTGAATTACAGCAGTCTAATCCTGCGGTATATGAAAGACTTATTAAGTTCTTTGATAATAATAGAGCAACGTATAAGGGAGAGATACTTGCCGTTGCAGTACCAGCAGATGAACACTTACCAAGCTGGGTATTAGACTATGCTGATTATTTTGAAATCATCAATACCAATATCAAGAACTTCCCATTAGAGTCTATTGGTATAACTAGATTCGAAAAGGAAAATGTAAACTATACTAATATTATAACTATTTAAAGGGAACTGTGTTGCATGGCAAATTTATCTAGAATAGACGATTTGATATATTTCATTGCAGACTGTGGCAAGTTTGAATATGCTCAGACTATAAATGAGGGATGGAAAGCTTGTAAAGATGATAAGTTTGATAAACTTGAATATCTTATGAATGTATATCAATCGGCAAAGACAGCTACTTGGTTTAAAAACCAACGGTATTCTGCAAAAGTAACGTTTGTTGGGTTATTCCGTAATTTTATGAATATACTAGACCCTAGAAGTAAAGAGTTTGAAGAAATCAATAAAGAATACTTCAAAGCTATTAACGTACAGAAGACTACTATTACACAAATTAATGGATTGCTCAACGGTAATAAACGTAAAAGAATGTAAAATATACCCAGTATAGTCAATGACTATACTGGGATATCTTTTGTTAAAATTTAGGGTCAGTAAGTACATCCCCATCTAATGTCATAGTTAAAGAGAATAATGCTTGAATACATTCATTAGTATTAGCTATTACTGCTTTACAACCTAAGTCAATAAAATGAACATTAGACTCTAATTGCTTTTTAAGTTCAGCATTAGCTTCATCTGTGAATATACCTTTGATTGTTACCATATCACCATCATAGTCACCACCAATAGATTCCAAATAAGCATTACAGATATTCATTGTATCAATAAACTTATTTGCAGTATTAGTACCAATGTATTCATCACGAATCTTAGGATAGTTCTTATAGAACTTACCATCAAATTCTATACTTTCAGTTTCAATAGTAGATGATAATTTACATTTAGTAGAGAACTGGTTATAGAATGTATCGATAGGGAAACGTGATATAAGAATCATTTTATCTTTTATAGCTTCTGTAGCAGCCATAAAGATTACATCACACCAAGTTAGTTTACGTTGAAGCTCTTTTGCTACACCAGAATCTTTATCTTCAGCAATATCTTCAACCCGTTTGAAACGTGCTTTAAATTTCATGTATAAAGTCTTACCCTTATAACCAATACGTTCCATTTCCTTAGGACTAATAGGTGCTTCTATTGGTCTAAATCTATCAGAATAACCATGAATGAAACGGTCTAGCTCTTTCTTAAGAACTAGATCATTGAAATAAGTTTGCCAATCATCTATCCTAGGATATAGGACTTCTCCTTTAGAACCAATACATTCGTACACTGTACGTCCAGCAAATTGCTCTTCAAAGAATCTTCTCATATGGAATAATACAAATGGGAAGAAGTTAGCAGCTGCTGAAGTCATTGGTAATACTGAGTATTCTAAGTTAGCTTCGATATCTTCAAGATTTTCGACTTTAAGATTTGGAGAAGACATAACTAAGCGTGTAGCATAGTCTGTAGTCTTACTAATATTAGTACGACGTAATACACCAAACTTACCAGGAATACCACCATTAGGATTAGATTCTGTACCAGAACCAAACCAGTTATAGATTTCTAATAGTATATCTTGGATACGTCCCTTATTAGCATCACCAATATTAATACCATAGTATTTAGATTCTTCTAAAGACTTAGCAGATACTAATACGTTTTGGTATAGCTTATTAATATCACCAACAGAGATTTTACCACCATCACTTTTAACGTCACGGTAGTATGGTGGAATGATTAGTAGTTTAGTAATGAAGAAGTTCTTACGGTTACGTTCCAAGAACTTAATAAAACGACTACGTTTAGTAGAACCAGTCTCTCTAAACTTAACCTTGTCTATATTCTTATATAAGAAGTCTAAACCAGTTTCACCATTCTCATCTTCAACAAATTGACCATCTGAATCTATTTTAAAGAACTTAGTGCCTTTGACGATTTCTTTTAGTTTACGGTCAATCTTACCCCAAATCTTATATACTAATGGTGCTAAGAATCTACCATGTAAATCAATATAAGCGAAAGTCCCAGCACGTGTTTGCTTAGTGATACCAAAGATGATATTAGATAGTAATCCATCATCTGTAGGATTACCATTTACATCAAAAAATATAGGATTCGTTATAGGTTGTAGATTATTCTTCTTGACGAAGTCATCCATATCTAATAAAGAGACCTCTAAATGATCTCCTCTAAGTTTATCTGCCATATTTTTATAACCTCCGTAGTTATTAATATGTAGAAATCCCATAGTCCTATATGTGGACTATGGGAATTTACACATCTAAACTCTACTGAAAACCATTTGTATTTCAGTTGGCTTATGACATACACAGGAAATTGCAATATTCGTGTTATGGCGATTTATTACCTTCCCATTGTAATCTGTTTCAATGCTTTTAAACGCATCAATATTTGATTTATTACCAAATATAGTAACTGCTACACTATCTTCACATAAGTCAGACTTGACAATTTTATTACCAAGACACCCATATGGTGCTAGCATAAAGTATAAGATATTATTCTCGGTAAATAGACGACAAAATGTAGATAATGCATCTGTTTCTCCCATAATAAATTTAGATGAAAACTCTAGTAAGTCCATTTATGTCTCCGAAAATATCAATTAAAAATAGAATCATAGACAGCTAGTTCAGCATGTCTAATATGACACTGTTGATGGTGTCTCTTATTATAGTATTTATCTCTTCCGATAGCTTTATATGAACAGCATTCTTTACACATTTGATTTGTACATACAGCACATTCGCTTTTAGACCTATCATAGATATAGTTAGCTTCGAAAGAGTTATATATTTCAGGTATACGATTATACTCTAATAGATCAGCTTCTACAGTATCGGTATATATACCCTCATAGATAGCACAGCAGGTGGTTATTCTTCCTGATGGACTAACTGCTAGCATATTACCATAGTTACAAATAACGGTTGGATCTTGTTTGTTATAGTAATCATGTAGATTATACAAATCAATATCAGTATCTTTTACATAGTTAAGTGTATCAGTAAGACTCTTTCTAAAAGTATCCACAACTAGTGGAATGGTATAAGAATTATAATTACGTATAAAGTAATATTCAATATTCTTATAACCTAATTTGTATAGAGCATCGAAAGTCTCTTTCATATTATACACTTTATCTGTAATGGCATATCTGATAATGATATCATTAGCAAATCCAGATTCACTTAGTTTCTTAAGAGTCTCTAATGTATTAGATGGTTTATTACCCTTAAGTCTTCTATATGAATCTTCTCCGTCATATGAAATACTAATGGTTCTATTCTCACCTTGAGTTGCTATTAAGAAATCCCTTATAATCTCAAAGTTAGTACCATTACTATATAACCGCCAATCTATTGTAGTGTCTTTATACCTAGTGATTCTCTTTAAGACTCTTATAGCTTTCATAACTAATGGCAATCTATCATGTGTAAATAATTCCCCAGAGTTAAGCCCTATAGTTAGCTTATCTGAAATATTAATATTCTTAAGCATCTCTATTAGGTCATCCCATCTGGAGAATCTTTCACCACTATTTGTATCACCATATAAGAAGCAATAGCTACAAGCCATATTACAGTCTTTATTTAGAATCAATTCTAAGTTTGATAAAGTGAAATCATCTAAAGTATTAATTGTTTTCTTAGGTATAGTATACATTAGATGAGACCTTCTTCCATCATTTGCTCATTAAGATCATCAGCTTCGTCTCTAGTTAATCCTTCGAAACCAGGGATATGGTGACCATTTTCTCTGGCTATGTCCATCTCTAGTAGCTGTCTACCAGTGTATTTATTCTTATTAAAGCTTTGCTTTTTAGCTTTGGCTTTAATATCATCTTCTTTTTGTTTCTTCTTAGCAGCTACACGTTCTTGGTACTTAAAGTATCGTAGGGCTACCATATACCATACAGGAGCATTCATAATCTCCATGATAGTTATTCGTCCACGATACTCATAAGATAACCTATTGACTTGGTCTAGGAGTTCAAAACTTGTACTAGCCGATGTCGTATAAAAACCAATTGTTGAGCTGGAGCCTCAGCAGCTTGGATTTCATCACCACATTCAGGGCATGTAGCCGCTGGCATTTGGTAAGAGATATTAATAGATTCAGCATATCTATCAGCATACTCACCAATACGATCACTGATATCATTTAAGTCAATATCACTTAAAGTATTGAAGATTTTGTATAGAGAAGCAATACGATATTTGTATGTCTTAACTACATCATTCTTATCTGTACGGAAAGCAATAGGAATCAATGCTTCTTTTTCTTCATCAATACGATATAAGGATTTAATAGTAGCAGCCATGCCTACGAATGTATCATACTTTTCAGTCATAGCTTTATCTACAAAGTTGATTTCAAATAGGATATTGTATAATGTGATAGGGCCTACACCGATAGCATATTTATCAGAGACTTCCATTAAGTCCTCTTCTAAAGTACAATCTACAGATGGGTCTTTTTGGTAAAGCTTATCGAATAGTTCTTTATCTTTATCAGAACCGAATTTAACCATTTCCATGATTTCACGTTTTTCTGCAAAGATATTATCACATTTAGTATTTTGACATTGGAAGCCAATGATATTAGCATTTTGGAAGCATGCTTTATATACAGCGAAATACAAGTGGTCAATATCAGCATAGTGAATTTTCTTACACCAGTTTTCAAAAGACCCAGCATTACATTTAGGATGCAAGTGTTTCCAAATCAATTCAAATTGAGCACGTGCAGCTTCAACGTTATTACGTCCTTCTTCTGTATTAATTAAGTTTTGGATTTCAATAGCGGACAATGGAGAAACAGATACAGAAATACCAGTATAAGGTAATACCCAAGTGTAGTATGGAGTTTCTTCAGCTTGTTTACTTAAGATATTACTTGCTGGCATAGTAGATTTAAGAATCTTGAATTTAGATAAGTCAGTTTTTGCTTTATTAGGAACTAGCATAGTACGTAATTGATCTTTGAACGTAGCCATACGTTTGTTTAATCGTTCTTCACGTTCTTTTTCTTCAATTTCACGCATTTCATCAGCTAGACCTAAGTCGTTAATAATATCATCATCAATGATATCTAATTCTTTATCATCATCTTCTGGATCAACTACAGTTTGTTCAGGTACTGTAGGTTGGTCTAATAGTTCAGCTTCAATATCATCTACAGTTTCTTCTTTAACTGTAGCTGGAGTTTCTACTGTTTTAGTTTCAACTTTCTTAGCTGGAGATTTCTTACGTGCTTCTGCTAAAGCAATAGCATTACGTTCTTCGATTTCTTCTTTAGTAAGAGCTTCATCAGGATTTACTTCAGCATTCTTATCATAAGTAGAAACTACACGTACATCTCCACCTTCGATTTCTTTACGTTCTTCGTATTCATCAGCCATACGTTGAACTTCTTCGATAGCTGGACCGAAACGACGTTGGAATGCTCGACGAGTTTGTTCATCGAAATCATTCATTTTCTTTTCGTATTCTTTTTCAGCAAAGTTTTCATTTTCATACTTAGCTACATCTTCGATTGCTACTTCTTTAATAGCATCTTCTGTAGGATTACCTAAGTTGTATAGTGGGTTATCACGAATACTTGTAGGTTTTTCTTCTTCTACAGGTTGTGGTGTTACAGGTGTATCTTCAGCTGGTGTTTCTACAGTATTATTTTCTTCTGCAGATACATTAGCTTCAGCTTGCAAATCAGATAAGGAAAGAGTTTTCTTTTCCATCTAATAGTCCTCCTTAATTATAATTGGAAATATCTTTTAAAGTAAGGTTATCCTTATTAAAAACTAGATTGACAGAAGATGTGTCAATAGTCATTCTAATAAGTAATACATTTACGTTGATAAATGAGCAGTCTACTGTAATAGAAGACATAGGAGCAAGATAAGTTTGTATTTGATTCTTAGCTGTATCTTCTAGTTCATGCAGTCTATCACTATTTATAAACTTATATCTACTATACAAACCAATACCACAGTCTGGGTTGTTTTGTAATGTACCAGGTTCTAATAAGAATAATCTAATAATATCTACAGCTATAGCTCTAGCATTAGTATACTCTGTTGGTTTATTAAATGAATCTACTGATAAAGCATATTCTTTAATCTTAGATGATGTCTTATATTTATTAGTATCCATAATGCCTCCTTTCGGCTTATTTGGGTAGCTTTAAGCATCTTATTATAAAGTTAGCCCTGTGAAAACATACATGTAAACTGCCCTAAAGGAGGTACATATGGCAACGAAAAGATTCAAATGTCCTTTCTGTGAGAAACGTCTAGAACGTGAACCATTAGTAAGACATATACAAAATAAACACCAAGAACTAATCCCTGAGGGTTACTCTGCAGCTAGAATTGTATTCAATACAATTAATAAAAAGTCTAAAGGAACTTGTGTTATCTGTAAGAATGAAACACAATGGAATGAAAAGACTTGGAGATATAATAAGTATTGTAGTGAGAAGTGTAAGAAAGAGATGCGTAAACGTGCTTTAGAGAATATGCATAAAGTATATGGGAGATATACATTCATGCATGATCCAGAGCATCAAGAAAAGATGTTAGCTAATAGACGTATATCTGGCACTTATAAATACTCTGATGGAACTATGTTTACTTATACTGGTACATATGAAAAACGTGCTATTGAATTCATGGATAAAGTTTTACATATCCCTAGTGATGATATTATGATGCCTGGTCCAACTATCCAATATGTAGACCAAAATGGTGTTACACGAAATTGGATTACGGATATATATTATATACCATATAACCTCATAATCGAAGTTAAAGATGGAGGTGATCATCCTAACACAAGAAGCATGCCTGAATATAGAGCTAAACAAAAAGCCAAAGAGTTTAATATTATCACTTTAGACAAATATAACTATATTCGTCTTACTGATAATAACTTTGCACAGCTATTAGCTATATTCATGGAACTACGTTTCAAGTTAGAAGATCATGATAATACTAAGACTTTTAATATTAATGAATTCACTTCATGGTGTGAGAATGCCATCAAGGAGCTTAAAGGAGAAGATTAATGTCTAATCTAAAAGAGTTCACTGCTAACGTTGGTGGAGTTCCACCAGCTAATGCTAGTGATCAAATCGTAGTACAATATGGCTATAGTAACTCTTTTACTGGTGATGAATCAGTAGAGGGTTATGGCTTAACCAAAGACTTAGAAGATGATACTATCAAAGTAAAGTCTTCTGATGGTACAAAAGAATATAAGAAATCAGAATTCTTAAAAGACCGTAAGTTTAACTTATACCGTTTCAAAGGTGAAGATAAACGTAAACTAGAAGCTAATAACTTCTATGAACAATTGACTGGTATGGAACTAATCTCCCATGACCAAATCAAATACAATAAAGATTTTGAAGAGATTACATTTGAACCAGATAAAGCATTGGTTGAAATGTCTTCTGTTATTGCCACTCTAGAGCAAGAAGCAGAAATGGCTGAGATAGACTTTTCTAAGTTACCTGATGACTATATGCCATTAATAGGTGAATTAGAGAAGAATAAAGCCAAAGAGATAGTTAGAGATCATCCTGATATTGATGTAATGACAGATAATGATGGATACTTTGCTATCAATGTAAAGACTATGAATCGTACTGATTCAGCTATTGATTTGAATGATGTATTATTAACGGATAATGTATTATCTGATACACCATGTAGCAACTGTGATAACTATACTAAAGAAGCATTCTTAAACTGTGACCCTAATTCATTTGTATTGGCTACACCAGAATCTGAGAAAGAATTAGATGCACAGATGGATATCTTCTACGGTTTAACTAATGACCAACAACGTTTCTCTGATGATGTATCTATTCGTCTATTTGGTAAAACCAATTCAGATAGATATGAAGAATTAAAGAAACAGTTCTTGAATCAACCTATTAAATATGATAATATCTCTATCAAAGAAGATGCTGAAGCTGACATTAGTGATGAAGAAGTACAATTAAAGAATAGTGCTATTCTTAATAGAGCAAATATGTTTGGTATCAATCTTGCTAATAAGGGTAGAGAGCTTCATTCTGCTAAAGAATGGTCTTTAAATACAGGTATCTATATTATGAACTTATGTAAGTCTATAGTATCTTTAGAAGAGCTATGGTCTTTATATAAAGGTATGCCTATCCAATTACAACAAATGTCTGACTGGAAACTATTAGAGCTAGTTGGTTGTACTAATGAAACGTTCTATAACTTTATGAAGTCTCATCTTCTAAATACAATGGAACTCAAGTATCAAGATATAACTCTAATTGAAGCTACAGATGTTTGGGGTAATCAAATACAAGACCCAGTATTACCAGCAGGTGTACCATTCTTTACACCAGAAGAGATTGAAAGTAAACTAAAAGAATATACTAAGAAGCATAGTACCGATACTGATTGTGTAGATATGCTTGCTTGGTTAGATGCATATAAAGATATCTGGCAAGGTATTGATATCAGTTCTAATCGTAGTAAACGTCTAGCATTCAATAAATGGTTTACTATGGTTAATAAAACCATTAAACAATGGAGAACTTCTGAAAGTGAAGAAGAACTTACAAGTGCTACAGAGAAGCTATTAGCTTTAGGTGTACCAACAACTAAGTTCTTACCATCAGATAGTATAGCTTATAAGAAACGTTTACAGTCTGTAGCTAAGCAGAAAGTGATTGATAGAATCTTACGAGAATCTGCTATTAATGAAGCTAAAGATATCCCTATAGAGTTTAATAACTATGGTGATCTATTAATTACTAAACCAGAAAAGATTAACTTTGATGATGAGTTCTTTAAAACACATCGTCTATTGGTAATCTATATGACAGCTGGTAATATGGATGGTGTTAAATTCGAATCAGCTAAACTATGGTATATGAATACATGTATTGAGTCTATGCTAAACAAAGGTCATAAAGATAAGAAGCTAATAGATACAAGAGCTAGAATCTTAAATGACTATACTAAGTGTATGGTGTATATACTTAATAAAGAAACTAACTTTAACTTTACTAAGTACTATAGCACAACTAAATTTAATGACAAAGTTATCCGCATCAAAGGGTCTACGTTGAAATATACATTGGACTATCTTAAAGCGGTACTATTCTTAAGATAAAAAATAATAATTGGTGGTACATAACTATATATGTACCACCATATATTGTGCTTGGGAGGTAATTTACTATGATACTGACATTAGGACAAAAGTTTCTTAAATATGATGATAGTGAAAATATTAAAGAACTTTATAGAGTAACGTCGACTAATACTAAAAACTTTTACGGTGTTACTGAGATTATTGGTAATACTGGTAGAAAGAGTATAGCTAGAGATGTAGTTAATAAAGAGTATAAGGCTCTTAATCCACATTGTAAGTTACATGTAGAAATAGCTGTATTGAAGAATGGTCAAGAAGATGTAGTTATTTCCATATATAATGAAAGAGAATCTTATGGTTACCCATTCTATATCTGTAGAGTCGGATATAGAGATTCTGTAACTGGAACTTTACAACCTGGTAAGTGTTGTACTAAAGCCTTATTAGAGAATAACTCTGTAGAAGAATATGAAATGTCTTATATGAATCTAATGAGTGATGTTAAAGAGCTTCATTCTAAGATGACTATAGACTTATATGTAAATGATAACCATAGTACTATCATTCCACTTATTGCAACTAATACAGTTATCACTGAGAAGATATTTGATATCTTAGTTGATAGAAGCTTTGGTATTACATATAATGATACACCTATCGAAGGACTAACTAAATTCTTCGAAGGTATCAATTTCCAATCTTACTTTAGAGCTAACTTTAAAATTAAACGAATTGAACTATCGTTTAAAGATAGATATCTTACACATGGTCAATTGACTCGTGGTGATATCTTCGTTCTTGAATCTGTAGCTAGAGCTATATTCTTAGACTGTATAGTTACTGAGTATTATCATGACATAAATCTGTATAATATCAAAGGTAAGTATATGCTAGTAGAAGACAAGAATGATAGGCTCTATATAGTCAAGTATATAGACAAGAATGAAATCCAAGGAATATATCTATAAAGCCAAAGAGTTTTATGGTTATATAATATAAAGGTGTGTACATGGGTATTGTGTAGACAATTACAGTACCCCAAACACCTAGGTAATTTTCTATATATTTATTAACAAGGAGGAAATGACTATGAGTTATTTCAAGCCAGGGTTTGTTCAAGACCCAAATTTAATGCAACCTCAGTTTACATCCATGGAATATTTAGTGGATGCAATCAATGCAGGTAACCCTAAAAACAGCGAAGACAATTCTGTACAGAACGAAGATGTTGATATCCAATTGGATTTCGCTGACTTCGATGCAGACTATGCTGGTAAATTAGTTTCTACTAATGAAATCTGTTCCCAAGTATCTGATATCCTTGGTCGCATTTTTCCTGATTTCGCTGGTTGCCGTGAAGCATACAGCAATGGCCGTATCTATATCGAATTAGGTTTCGATATTAACTTAGGTGCTGGTCAAGACGGTATCCGAGCATTAGAAACTTTAAAAGAGGCTCAAGCTAATAATCAATTAGATGAGCAAACTCAACGCATCATGGCTATGACTAATAGCATGCGTAATAGCCGTACATCTAACGGATATATCGACGAAGATTTCGCTGGTTTCCGTATGACAGACATGGCTATTACTATCTTGAAAAAGATTGCTATTTCTGATTACAACCGTGATGACAAACATAACAAAGACTTCCGTACAATCAATATTGCGTACGAATACGATCAGTATTCCAATAAGATCAGTTTGATCGTTCGTGGTATGACATTGGAAAAAGCTATGTCTTTGGTATATGGTGACAAATACCAATACAAAGTTACATTGGGTGCACAATCCCGTCGTAACGATGTAGGCTATGTATTAGAAGTACGTCGTATCAAACAATCCAAAATCAACGAACTTCAAAACCGTTACGTTGGTACAGTTGTTGGCAACGACCGCTTCGTAAAACCACGTCGCTAATAATCTAATTATGTAATACACTATGGTAGGTAAACATATGTGTTCACTTGTTTCGTTCATCATCAACCTACCATAGTTGTATATAAAAAATAACCCTGCATTAATTTAGGACATACACATTTCCGTGTGCAACCATTAATGACAACCTAAAACGCATATTTCATATAATAATGCAGGGTTTATTTTTTCTTTGAGGAGACTATAACTATGGAAAAGAAACAACTCACATTCGAAGTTGTTGAAGGTGGTATTGATGCTATTGTAGAAGAACGAGGTAATACTCTTATTCGTTTAGCTGAAGTATCATGGAATAATAGACCTGCAAAACTTGAGGTCCGTAAATGGATGGTCAATACTGATGGAGACTTTACTCCTAACAAGGGTGTAGTATTCTCCACACCAGAGGGACCAACAGAACTAGTCCACGCTCTATTAGAGAATGGATTTGGTGATAATAAAAAGATCAAAGAGATTATGGAGTCTCGTGGAGTTGATCTTAATGTAACTATTGAGGAATCCGAAACTTCTGATAATACAGGGTCAGATTACTATGATCCTAAGGAGATTTTGGAGGACTAATCAGTGGCTTCTGATAATACAGTTTTATACAAAAACGGAACGGTATATGATAACTCATATATCTTCTCTATCTCAGAATTGATGGGTAAACTATACCGATCTAAATTCTGGTCTCAAGAAAGAATTGATAAATTATTTAATAGACTAGGCGTAGATAAGAAAGACATCAAAGGGTCTACTTATTGTCATGCCTATTCTATACCTAAACTAAATAATATTTCCGATGAGCACATCTTAAGTTATATTGCAAAATGCTACCATAATAATAAAACTGAGTTATTAGATATGGGATTTACTGAAGACGAGTTCAACTATCTTATCGAAAATATTAATACCATTCATAAGATCTATACTATGAATGATAAATATATTATATCAATATGCTAAGAACAATATAATGAAGTGGTATTTGCAGATGTCACTTCTTAAATCCTTTCTTTACAGAATATCCACATACAGTATACACCCTAACTAGTATTACTAGTTAGGGTTATATTGTTTTTATTTTTTATGCATATATAAACAATTCTATAATAGAGAGGCCTGTGTTGGCTAAGATCCTGCATTCTCTATTGTATACAACTATTGGTGTACAGGTTATTAAAATCTCTCACGACTGTGGTATATTGCATTATACTACTTGCTTGAAAACTTCGCTCCAAAATAAATAACTTTAAATATAAAATCTCTCTCTTATATAATAAAGACACAAAATAGAACACACTACTACGAATACGTTAAATCCACCACCTGTACACCTATAGCTGTATAGATCATTGATCTATACAGTCTTAATATTTATTTTTAAAAACTAGACAAACAAATCATTAATGATGGCTAAGTGCTTACAAATAACTTACAGCTAATTTGGTTCAATTAGATTATAGTTAACAAACATACATACATTTTGTATAAATTCTATCTATGTAGATTTTAACAGTGTTCTTCATAGATGGGTAAACTCCGCTTAAAAAGAATAATATTATTATATCAAGCACTAGCCATCATTATCCTTAAGAAAATAGAGAAAGTTCCCCCCCTACAAAATTACTCTTTTATTTTTTTTTTTTTTTTTTTTTTTTTTCTTTAATTATTAATAAGCTTTTCAATATTGCCTAGGAGCTTATGTAAATTATGTTTAATATGGTCACTAGTTTCTTTAATACCATGTGTACCATCTGCATCAAATGTATCAATATCTGCCATAATGGATACTATACCATTATTGAAAATAGTAAACGTATATTTAGCAGTTTCATCAAATACACATATACCAATAGCATTTCCACATTTGCGTACTTGCTTACTTAGTTGCACTGTGTCATTAAGATGGATATTTTGCTTAGTACTACTAATGCTAGGATAAATACAATTAGACATAGCATCAGATACAATACCAGAAGCTAGTTGTACATCTTCAAGAAGATACTCAAAAGTGATAAGATTCATAGTTGTCCTCCAGGTTAGATTTATAAAACGTAAATAGCTATTATAAGTGTTTAATGGACTTTACATTTATATAACCTAAAGAAAGGATGTGATCTTCTTTATGAATCTAGATATAACTGGTGGTCAAGGTAATCCTATGAATCAAATGATTCCAGCTAACCAGAACGTTGTAGACTTCTCTCAACGTAAAATATATTTCCAAATGGGTACTAGAAACCAATCTTTCCTAGATATGCATAAGTATCTAGAAGCAGTTGGTATAAAGAATAATAAGTTCATGCTAACTCTACTGGATCCAGACTTAGCATATATAGACCCACATGATCCAAATCTAAACCAATACTATAAGTCTAAAGTCTTAGCTGAGTGTATGGTAAACTTCTGGTACTTTGTACGTGAAGTTGTACGTGTACCAGCTCAGGGTGGTAGTGGTAGTGGTTCATACTATACTTTAACACGTGGTGGTATGGCGCTATACTTCTGTACTATATTTAACTACAATATTTTCCTAGACTTACCTCGTCAGCAAGGTAAAACATTGTCCGCTTCTATATGGTATCTATGGGCATTTAACTTTGCTACATCTAACTCAACGTTTGCATTTATGCATAAGTCTTTAGACGGTTCTAAAAAGAACTTATTAGGTCTTAAAGACTTACGTGATTGCTTACCACCTTACTTGCAAATGACAGAATCATTTACAGTCGGTGATAAGAAGACTAAAGCACAAAACTCTGTAATGACTTTATCTCATAGTATTAACCGTAACCGTATTATTACTGTAGCATCTGCTCGTACTCGAGTTGCTGCACAGTCTTTACTACGTGGTATGTCTGTACCATTATGGTGGGCTGACGAATGGGCATTCGCACCATATAATGAAGACATCTATCTTAATGCTATCCCTGCATGGAAACGTGCCGCTATGAACTCTGAAGCGAATGGTGCACCATTCGGTATACTATTCACTACTACACCAGGGTTCTTGACTGATGAAATGGGTAGATATGCTAATAATATGCGTGAAGATGCTACACCGTTTAGTGAAAACTGGTATGACTTAACTAAAGCACAGATAGATGAAATCAAATCTGCTAATATGAGAAGCAGTTTCGTCTATATCAGATTCACTTACCAACAGTTAGGTCGTTCCGAAGAATGGTTCAAACAAATCTGTATCGATATGCAGAATAAATGGGAAGCCATTCGTCGAGAAGTTTTACTTGAATGGGCAGATTTCTCTGAGAACTCTCCATTTACTCAAGATGAATTAGAAACTGTAGATAGACTTACTATAGACCCTATAGCAACTATACCATTAAACAATAATAAGTTTACTTTGAATATGTATGGTAAGCTTGAATATAAGAATAATGGTGAACCAGTAGACCCACCTATCATAGGGGTAGACGTATCTGGTGGGTATAAACGAGATAGTTCTGCTATTACTATTATAGATTCCAAGACTACTAAAGTTATAGCTATCTTAAAGTGCAACTATATCAGTCAGAAAGACTTAGCTAAGTGTATCTATGAAATAGTTACTAAGTATATGCCTAATGCTGTAGTCAATGTCGAACTTAATGGTGGTTTTGGTGCATCTGTAGTATCTATGCTTATGAAAACTAAGATTAAGAAGAATCTTTACTTTGAATTTAAAGAACGTATCTTAGAAGAAGTCAACGAAGGACCTGGTAAAGTTAAACGTACTAAGAAATTAGTAAAAGTATATGGCTTGAACTCTAGTAAATCAGTACGTGAACTATTAATTCAGATCTTAAGAGAACGTATGGACAATCATAAAGATAAGTTCATATCTAAGATACTATACCAAGAGTTCCGTGGACTTGAAGTTAAGCGTAATGGTAAAGTTGACCATTCTGCAACTACACATGATGATGCTACATTCTCCTATTTGATGGCTATGTATGTATGGTATGAGGGTAAAGATCTTAAAGAACGTTTTGGTATCAATAAGACTACCATTATGACAGATGCTGCTACTGAAGAAGAAGTATTCAGTCCAGAAGCAGAAGAACTAATGGATATCACTGATGATATCGTTAAAGTTCAAAAAGATATGCTTACCACAGATGATACCAAAAAAGACAATATGGATGTCATTAATGAGCTCCGTAAAGGTCTTGGTATTACATTTGATGAATGGGATAAGAAACGTGAAGCTGATGATGAAAAAGAACTCAAAGAAGCTATGCAAAACCCAGTATTCTTACAAGCATATGCTACTAAGTATAACATGACTAAAGACCAAGTTGATGTATATCGTGATGAAACAACAGCAACTTTACCAGCATCTGCTTTTAATATGCTACCAGATGAAGAGTATAGTGTTCTCCAAGGTAACTTAGCAAACAGATTTAAGAATCTATAATACATTTCCACAGTAGGGTACTTCCTTACTGTGGAATAATTTTTAAATAGTACCTAAACAAAGCAGTAAAATTAATTAAACCCTATTAAGGAGGAGAAAACGATGTTTGGTATCCATCAAAATGAATATGATATTGCATCTGAACGTGAATTAGCAGAAATTCTGTCCGTATTCAATTCAGACTATATCTTCGATGTGGTAAGTTCTAATATTGCTAGACGATATGAATGCCATATAAGTCCTATGCCTAATATCCCTAATGTATTCAAATACAATTTTGAAAATATGTATATTAAATTCCCTATGGATAAAGAGAATACTAAAGCTAGGGAACAAGAAATCTATAATGAAATCATTGACCAAGTATGTAAAGCAACTAATCTCACATTCCAACCAGCTATTGATGGGTTGGATGCTTATTTTGCCGCTAACTGTATCTATGATTTGATTGTAGCAAGATTCAGTGATCATATGGTTACTGCTATCACTAAGCTTATCATCAATGAAGCTAATAATATTTGTGATGCTTTAAATGTAGATGAGCTTAAAAAGAATAAAGATGCTAGTACTATCTACAACAGAATGAACTATAAGAATGATAAACTTGTAGTCATTCTATCTAATATGGAACTAGTTCTTAAATATATCGCTGGTTTAACTATTACATTCGATCAGTTTGTAAACTTAGCATATGATGCACCTATCAGTGACGTTATTAATAGTAACTTCAGTGACAATGGTACTATCTTTAAAGATGCTATTGATGCAATCTTATCTAGTAATCAATTATTACCAGACTATATCACTAATATTAGATTAAATCTTCAAGGAGTAGAACTATAATGGAAGAAAATAAAGTAGTAGACATTAATGACGTTACTGTAGTTACTGAGAATGAACCAGATACAGAGATTCTTACACCAGAAACACCTGTAACTGAAACTACAGAGAAACCAGAAGACAAATCTCAAGAGCAAATCCTACAAGAAGTTGAAAATGAGATTGATGAATTAGAGCTTGATAAAAAAGATATTAAAGCTGTAGATGCAGACTTCACACAAATCAAAGTAGATGGCTTTGAAGATGCTCCTGTAGAAGCTATTGCTAAAGTAGCATCTGTATATGATAAGCTCCAAGTACCTGAAGGACAAGAAGAACCTAAACTAAATCTTATTGTAGAACTTGGTGACCAATCTGTATACTTCCTAAATAAAGCTAAAGAACATGAAGTACCAGAAGATATGCTATCTACCTGGTTATATGGTACAGTAGTAGACTTTGGTCAAGCTTGTACAGTACAAGCATTTACTGCTATTAATGAAAAGATTGAAAAGATCACTAATAAAATCAATGATTCTGGCTTAGCTAATACAGCGGCTACAGATTCTTATACTGGTCTTGTACAACGTTTTAAAGATGGTATTGAAAAAGCAGAAGATCCTGAAATCAAAGCTCAAATGGAACACCGTTTAGCTTGTTTACAAGACTCCGAAAAAGCAGAATACATCTTTAACTACTATAAAGCTAACCATTCTGCTTTGAACCCTACAAAGTTATTAAAGAACCGTAAGCATAATCACGATACAATCACAAAAATGCTGAATAAAATCGGCATTAGTAAACTTGATTCTAGTGTAGTATTTACTGCTGCACAAGAATTAGGTTTACCATTGTATCCAATCTATGCTGTGGAAAATGCTCTTGCTAAAATCAATATCAGTGATAAGGGTAATGTACTATTCTTATTCTATTTCTTACTAAACTTAGCTAATGCTATCTCTGCACGTAAAGCTAAGAAGGAGACAGAATTCACGAAACAAATAATTAATAATTTCGTGTCTCTTATCACTTATCTTGACCAAGCGATGAATGAGTACATTAAAGAAAAAGAAGCTAATCGTCTTAATCGATTGCAAAGTAAAGGTAAGCCTAAGAAACGCAAATAATTATTTATTATAAGGAGGCTTTAATGGCAGACTATTTTAAAAATGGTCCTAAGTTCCTAGAAGTCGATCCTACAAGAGATATGCCTTTTGTAAAAGTATATGATGCTGAGTACACCCGAGGATACCAATGTCCTCGGGTTGAACTCATTGATGTAACACATGAGATCAAACAAGCACTGCTTGTTCGATTTCAATATGCGACACCTGAGCATTGCTATGCTTGCTATCTTGAGGCAGGGTCTCCGACTTTATGGGATATAGACTATGTGAAAGATGGCAGATTGGTTAAATTAAGTGGCCGTGTTAAATGTTTTGAATTCTTAAAGCACAATACACGTGCACCATTTACTTATAACCTAAACAAAATGGACATGGAAGATCCAACTGTAGTTATCCAGTTTGATTGCTCTATGGACTATGACTCTAGAGTTGTATCTATTGATATTACCAAACTTCGTAGATTACAATTCTCTAAAGCAAATTACGATTTCTTAACTGATGGTGTAGCCATCAAAGTACCTAATGATGCTTACAACTTCATGGATCGTAAGTTCCCTATCATTAGTAAAGAGCTAGACTTGTTACCTCGTCCTTTGGATACTAAGAATACTATTGTAGCTGATAATATGTTTGCATTATGCTATGAATTAGCAGATGCTGGTACATTAGATGCTACTAATCTAGTATCTGCAAACTCAATGTTTAGAGAGTGCCGTAAACTTGCTAATGTTAAATTAGAAAACATTGGTAAACTCACTTCAGCAAATGATATGTTTTATAATAACAAAGAACTCACTTCTGTAGATCTAAGTGGATCTACAGACCTTCGTTTTGCTGATGGTATTTTCTATCAATGTGAGAAACTTGAGTCTGTAAAATTGGATGTAACTAAATTAGAGACTGCTGATGTAACATTTGCAGGATGTAAAGAGCTTAAAGATATTGAATTGACTCCAGCTAAAAGTCTTAAAACAGATCTTTGGTTAGCCGATTCTAGTAAGATTACAGATAAGACTGTAACTAATATCATTAATGCTTTATCTCCTGATGTAAAAGATAAACATATTGCTTTCCCTAAGAATACAGAATGTCCTAAAGACGTAGCTAGACTAGCTAATGATTTAATCACTAAAGGTAATTGGGTTCTTGAAGGACTTGTATTACCACCTAAAGAAGTTTGGGTTAAAGAGACTATTGAGAAAGAAGAGGAAGATAACGTGATTGTTAAAAAAGATGGCGTATTAGACCAAGTCGAAACAAAAGACGATATTGTAACTAATAAACCTGAAGATAAAAAAGAAAATACAACCCCTAATCAACCTGGTACAGATGACACTACACATACTGTAACTCCAGGAAAAGAAGAAACTACTCCTACTGAGGGTACCACTACTGGTGGTAATACAGAAACTCCTGTAGCACCTGTTACACCAGTAGATCCAGTAGTTCCACCTAAAACAGAAGAACACACAGAAACACCAGAAGCTGGTCATACAGAAGAAAACCATGAAGCTACACCAGCAGTTCCTTCTACAGGTGAAGAAACTCATACAGAAACTCCTGTAGTTCCTGGTACTACAGAAGAAACACATACCTCCGAAGAAGGACATACAGAAGAAACTCACACTGAAACACCAGCAGTTCCTTCTACAGGTGAAAACCATGAAACTACTCCTGTTACACCTACACCAGGTGAAGAAACTCACGCTGCAGTTGATGATACTAACCCTGTATTACCAGCTACACCAGCAGTTCCTTCTACAGGCGAAGAAACACACACTGAAGCTGGTCATACTGAAGAAAACCATGAAGCTACTCCAGTAGTACCTGGCACAACAGAAGAAACACATACTTCTGAAGAAGGACATACTGAAGAAACTCATACAGAAACTCCAGTAGTTCCTGGTACTACTGAAGAACACACTGAAACTGGTGACGTATCTACAGGTGAAACTCATACAGAAGCTGGTACATCTGAAGAGACACATACTGAAGTTCCTAGCACTACGGAAGAACACACTGAATCTCCTGCAGTAGGTACAGGTGAAGAAAACCACGAAGCAACTCCTGCTGTACCTGGTACAAGCGAAGAAACTCATACTTCTGAAGAAACTCACACCGAAGTTCCTGGTACTACAGAAGAACACCATGAAGCGACACCAGCAGTTCCTTCCGCTGAAGAACACACAGAAACTCCAGTAGTTCCTGGTACAACTGAAGAATCTCACACTTCTGAAGAAGGACATACTGAAGAAACTCATACTGAAACTGCAGCTCCAACAGGTGAAGAAGCTCATACTTCTGAAGAATCCTCTGCAGTAACTACAGGTGAAACTCATACAGAAGTTCCTGGTACAAGTGAAGAACACACTGAATCCCCTGCTGTTCCTACAACAGGTGAAGAAGCTCACACTGAAGCTGGCCATACTGAAGAAAACCATGAAGCTACACCAGTAGTTCCTGGTACTACAGAAGAGTCTCATACATCTGAAGAAGGACATACTGAAGAAACTCATACAGAGTCTCCTGCTGTAGCTACAGGTGAAGAAGCTCACACTGAAACTGGTACACCAGAAGCTGGTCATACAGAAGAATCTCATACATCTGAAGAAGGACATACAGAAGAAAACCATGAAGCTACACCTACACCAGTAGTTCCTGGTACTACAGAAGAACACACTGAAACTCCAGTAGGCACAGGTGTCTAATATAATATTTTAAAAATGTAAGGGAACGAGTGATATAATGGAAACACATATTTTGACTATTGATGGTACCGACTTAACCCAAGTAAAAAATAATGAAGAACCTGGTGTCGTCCGGGTCAAGACAATTAGCTTTGTCATTTGTAGTATAATTAATATGGTATCTATATATAGTGATATGCGTCCTAAAGTATCTGGGTTTGGGAAATTAAATCAATATAGGGATAGTATCGCTACTAGAGCACATTTAAACCTAGTCCGAAATGCTTTAGATAGTATTATTAGTGATAGTATCATTAATATATTAGATACTGGTATTGAAGATAATATGCCTATAACTATTAATGAGCTCCTAGAAGTCTACACTAGTGCTAATGATAAAATCTTTGATAAGTTCTACAGAAGAAAAGTGATCAAGTATAAGAACAATGAATGTTTACATGTGTATGACTTATTAAAGTGCTTTACCTTAGTTGGTGCTATGTGTATAACTCTAGGAGTATATGATAGTAATCCTGAATTTGTAAGTGATGTAAAAAGTAATTTGATGTATAACGATAAAGTAATTATAGATAAAGGGTATTTCATGAATCTATATGATCTAGTCAATAAAATAATAGAAAAAGTTGAACTTAAGAGATTGGACTATGGTATGCATATATCTAATGATACTCTTAACTCTAGAACGATTGGTACATTAGTAGCCGAAGATGAACAAGGTGCTATTACATTAAATGAAGCACAAAAAGCAATAATGATTCTAGTCCGAAAATGCATCATTCTTTCAGACATTCTATAATTAATTTTTTTTTGAATTTTGTTTCTATGTAGATTTATTTTTTAAGTCAAACACATCCATATTAGTTATATAGAAACGTCTAATCAGAAAAAGCATAAATACATTATAACTTAAACAAACCACACAAAAATCCTATCCTACCCTGATAGGCGAATAAGGCAATCATTCGTTTTAAAAGACACTATTAGCATGACAATTTGTTACTTATCTTACCGATCTGTGTGCTAATAAAAAAACAAAGGACCCCCCCCCTGCGGTATGTGCTTTTTTACGTAGCTGTTTGATTTATTAT